ATTCAAATGTTAAATCGTCAAAGGCAGATGAAAATAAACAAATTGCGCAGAATCTTTTGGTACAAGCAAACTTGTTGGCTGCAGACGCAGAAGCAAAAAGACAGGAAGCATATAATTATGATCCTAGTCTGAAACCTAAAGCAAAAAAAGCAGCGAAACCAAAAGCGAAGGCGTCAGTAGAAACATCTGCAGTTCCAAATGTTCCTAAGAAGCGTGGCCGTCCAAGGAAGTCTGCAACATAATGTCTGTTAATAGTAAGCGTAGTAGCATTCTAAGTAGAATTGAGCAAGAACGTGTTCGCCAATATGATTTGGCGGGCAGTGAATATGATGCAAAAAACTCTCCAAATGATTGGATTGCAATAACATCATATTATTTGGCCCAGGAAACCAAACGTGCAACTATGCTTACTCCTCCAAATTCTGTAGAATTTGAAAGAGAATTAGTGAAGGCGGCGGCAGTTATATTAGCATCGCTTGAACACATAGAGGTAATGAAGGAACATGGGCATCTAAGTTAGGAATAAATATGGAATTCGATAGAGAAAAAGAATTTGATAGAATAATGGAAGAAGTGGTTCCCATCAGTATTCCATCTTCATTTATTAAAGGTATTAAAGTTATCATGCGAAATGGACATGAGGTTACACTGAATGGAGATGATCTATTATCGCCGCTGCCACTTAGTGGTGACTTCAGTTGGGCAGATATGGCAAAAAATTTCGATTCAATTGATGATGTTGAAATATTACTAGATATACCAAGCCTACGTGAGAGTGTAGTAAAAAGTGTAAAAGAAATTTTAAAACAACATTTTCAAAGTTATAGGGACCAAAGTGAATAAATGACAAACTATGAAGAAGATGAATACTTAGATTTACTGCATCATACACTAGAAAAAGGAGAAATACGTGGTGCCGAGCGCACTGGTGTTGGCACACGCTCTATTTTTATGACTACAAATAGATATAATCTTAGTAATGGATTTCCTCTTTTAACAACCAAACGTGTGCCATTTAAATCAGTATTAAGTGAATTACTTTGGTTCTTAGAAGGGTCAATGAATGAACGAAGACTTGCTGAAATTCATTATGGTAAACCTAGGGCAGAACTTATTGGCAAAACAACAATATGGACTGCCAACGCAGACGCACAAGGCAAAGCATTAGGACACTATAATAGTGACACTAATAAAGACTTGGGCCCAGTCTACGGAGTACAATGGCGAAACTTTAATGGAATAGATCAAATAGATCAGTTAGTGCAAGGATTAAAAAATAATCCACAATCACGCAGGCATATTTTAAATTCATGGAATGTTGGTGACTTAGATAAAATGGCACTACCTCCATGCCATGTTATGTCACAGTTCTATGTAGACAACAATGGAAGATTAAGTTGTAGTTTATATCAACGTAGTGCAGACTTATTCTTAGGTGTTCCATTTAATATTGCAAGTTATTCATTATTAACTCATATGCTTGCACATGTTTGTAAATACGATGTGGGTGAATTTATTCACGTTATAGGAGATGGACATATATATAATAACCATATAGAAGCAGTTGAGGCGCAACTACAGCGCCCTACAAGAGCCTTTCCAAAGTTAATGATAAAACGTGACATACAATCTATCTTTGATTTTAAAATGGATGATTTCGAAGTTATAGGATATGAACCGGGAGAAACTATTCGAGCACCAATGGCAGTATAAAAAGAAAAGCACCCTAGGGTGCTTTTTTTATGTCTTACGTTTTGGTATTTTGCTATCTGCACTACTAACACAACTCTTACTTATACATGGCATTGGTTTGTCAAATAGTTTAAATCCACTTTCGATATATCCCAATGGCTGGTCTGCACAACTATAACTACGTTTTATACTACCATCTGGTTCACGTATTATGATACCCTGATAGCCACTGTTACAACTCCAACCTTCGAAGTTATTAAAGTTAAATGCATTAAAACGCTCAGCCTGATCCATATACCATTTCTTACCTTTTGAGTCTGTAAACTCTACTTGCATATGCCAAGGTACACTCTTATCATTTTGACCAATCGCATATTCTGGAACTTGGAAATTGGGTTTTGGTCTATCATTCCATTTACGTTTAACCTCAGTGTAAGCAAGTTGTGGCATACCATTCCACAATCTTTTCATCTGTTCTTCTGTATATCCATCAACCACACGACTTGCAGTAGGGTCTGATTGAGGTTTGAGTGTAACGTTGATTCCTTGTTCGTGGAAGAACAGGGCGTTTTCCCAATCTCTTTCAAACCAATCTGGAACCATAACCATATTCACTGTAATTTGTACATCATTTTCCTGACATAATATAAGTTTATCTGCAAACTCTTGCATCTTATCTTTGGTGTTAAGATGCTCAGTATGCAAACTAGCAGTGATACTTGCACGATGAAATGGTTTAACTCGCTCTACATAATCCTCATGCCATTTAACATTACGTGACATATTAGTTGTCATATGAACACTAGTGTAGTTAGTATTTGATACATCGTCTGCAAGATGTCCCAGAATATCTAAATATCCTGGATGAAAGGTTGGTTCGCCACCAGACAATGAAAAATGAAAACTATTAAATCCATTTTCACGTGCTTGTCTCTTTATTTCATCTATGGTTTGTAGACATAATTCGGTAGGACGGTGGTCTTTACGGTCACTGCGGGCATAAGGCCAACAGTAGGAGCATTTGTAGTTGCAGAATCTGCCGAGTAACCAACTAACAGTAAATAGGTCACGATACAGCAAAGTACGCTGACCAACACTAACAATGTCATCAAAGGGTATTTTAGTAAAGTCATAATTTGACCATTTTAAATCTTCATTCATATTTTTAGTCCGTTTGTTTTATTCCAAAACTCATTTGCTATCTTATGATGCGCCTCTTGTCCTGGATGTAATCCGTCTAATGCTCTTGTATTGCTTTTAATATAATTTCTTATACCTATGTCAAGTAACGAAATGTCAAACCATTTTTTGTTTTGATATTCCTCATCTATTATAGTTGTATGATAACTTTTTATTCCGATGCTGTCAAGATATAATTTAGCAAATTTTATGTTTCTTCTTTGATCTAAGAAACTATCGTACTCATTCCATATATATTCATAATACACATTAGCGGTCGCTGTTACTTTATCTAGTAAAGGCTTTTTATAGTTTTCCCACATCCACGGACCAATTTGTTTTACATTGTTATCTTCGCTTATGATAGACCAACGTTCCGGATATGACCAAGCTATTACAACCACATCACTCGGCTTGAATTCAAAATCAAGAATTATATTTAAAATTTCTTTACAGCCTGCTCCCATTTGCCCTTTGTTGATTGCTTCGGTACCAACAATGTTAGCCAATTGTTGCGGCCAAGCATATTGACTTGGAACAATGTTTTCAGGATGATTGTCTTCCATACTTTGTCCGTATGTTATACTACATCCAAATGCTACGATTCTCATTTAAGTTCCTTGATAATGTCGTTTACATGTGGAAATAGTCGATCCCAGTCATAGCCAGGGCGCACTAGCTTGAAGTAGTTGAACTTGTTTTCAATCTTCGTTGCTGTACTATTATCTATTTTTGTTCCAATTAGATTTTGTATTTGCATTAGATGTCTTGCAAAGTATGTCATTTGATTGTTGTTGCAGTATTCAATAGCAGGATCTAGCATGCTCTTGTAATGCGCCGGCATACTAGCAGGAGACAATGGTGCTTCTTGTACCATGTTGTATGAAAACAATGTGTAACGCCTACCATCTATTTGTTCTCCTTCGGGTATAAACTTATCGTACTCTTTAAGTTTACTTGAAAAGTATGTAACATAGTCTAACATACTAGGTAAACTATACATGTTAGGAGTTGGTAACATTTGTACTAACAAGTTATCTTTTTGTAATGCAATTTCAAAATTCTGTATTGCGCGATGCCAGTTGATACCTGTGCGTACTGCTTCGCATCGTTCACCTATGTCTTCTAGGCTACAATAAAGATAAAACTTTGTTTCACTGTACCTATCAACAATATTCATAAATTTTTCAAATATTTTAGGTTTTGAGTTTAAGTTAGTGTTGATACCTATAATAACTTTGTTACCTGTTGTAATCTTTACAATCTTTTCAATGAAGTCAATAGTCTCCATATTATACGTAGGCTCACCGCCACTAAAGGTAAACTCATATGTCGTATCAGGATCCCACTTCTTATTATGCAGGTGTTCTTCTAGTCGGTGTTTTACTTTTTCTTCCCACTTATCTGGTGCTTTTGTTCTAGGTTCGTTTAGTTCTAGCGCCCAACTAGAGCTATCATCAGGTCCACAATACACACACTTCAAATCACAACTGCTACTCAGCATGATCTCATAATAGGTTAGATGGTCATTGTCATATAAGTCGTGTAAGTCTTGCTGTGTGTATGTCCTATTCTTCCAGCCGTTCCATGAACGAAACAGGCTGTTAGGTTCAGTCTGTACACAGGTTTTACAACCATGCTTAGGTAGCCTGTTCATGAATAGCATTTCAGACTTACGAGATAAGTAATCAGGATTTTGTATAAATGGATCTGGTATAACTTTTTGATTGTTGATTTCTTCATAAGATATATGTGTATCACATGCCTTACAACAATTTTTTATACTTTGATACGGAATCTTAATATTTAGATTTGTAAACATCTTGCTACAAATGAATCGAGCATTATCTTCCATTTACCATCTGCCAAATGCCCACTTGCGTTCCAGACACCACCAACATCTACCGCATGGATTTTTTTCAAACTCTGGATCAAACTCACCTTCTGGTATTACTTCACAGCTTCGTGTAAGATCAAATAATGGCATAACATTGTATTGGTTGTACATTGACGATATAAACCTTTTATCAACTTTGTGAAATGGTGTGTAGTATGCATAACCTACTCCTCCCATGAAATCCTTTTCGTCATCTCCTACGTTTCTTTCTGACAATCCGGTTTCTATCAAATCAACCTCTTTGCCGTCAATGTCAATTACATTAGCTTCAACTACCGGATTGTTAGTAATACCACTAATTATCAAATTTGTTCGGCCTTCTTTAAACAATTTAGCTTCAATTTCATGAAAATAACTCGTATCTTGTCTATCTCTATAATATGTATAATGCATATCAAAATTAGTAAAGCCTGTATGAGCAATGGTCCAATTTATAACATCTGCTGCTTTACGAGCATTCCAACGATGCTTGAAATCGTTAGCACATGTTGCTACACTTACTGTAGTATCCGTTCGATTGTTCTTCATTAGGTAATCAACAACCATGTAAAGTAGTATTCCACTGTCAGCACCTCCACTGCAGTTTACTAAAATTTTATTATATTTCTCATGAATATCAAAGTTTATACTTTGTGTTCCGTCATCACTATGTAGTATCATCCCCATTCTTCCCTTTCTAAATCTCCGTTTGATTCATCAAACTTATATACTTCTGCTTTCAGTGAGCCTTTAGCCCCACCTATATCTTTCATTTCCATTTGCTCTGGTACAATACCCGGAGCATGGTAGTTAAACAACGATGTTGCAACTTTATCAACTCTTGCCTTTGGTACACACAATCCGCAACCACAATGTGTTTTCGGACATCTAATAAATGGTATACGCCCAGTGTTAAACTGTGCTTCTAGTGTATCGCAGTATTCGTCAAAGGTACTTACTTTACAGATACTTCCAATTTCACCATCAAGATTTACTTGACATGTTTGATGATGATAAATTCTATCTACTTCTTGATGTATATACAGGAAGTACCAGTTTACCATACAACTCCAGTTTTGGAAGTTGTTGTTTGTTACAAACGAGCCTTCACTTACTGATCCATCGTCAAAACTTAGGTCTAACTGTCTGCCGCCACAGCACGGTCGCCCAATATTTTGTCCTATTTCTTTTTTTGGTTCTGGCTGATTACTAATCACATCTTTTGTTTCATTCGATGTAACAACAGGCTTAGGCTGATTACTAATCACATCTTTTGTTTCATTCGATGTAACAACAGGCTTAGGCGGATTACTAATCACATCTTTTGTTTCATTCGATGTAACAACAGGCTTAGGCGGATTACTAGCATAATAAGCAGGCTTAGACTCTTTGTTTTGTTTTGCTTTCCAATAGTTCTTGAACCAACTCATTTGAGTTTTAGTGTAAGTGTGTACTGTCTTGTTCTTTATTCCTGAGTTGATATCTCCTTGGTCACCTATAACACGTGGAGTGTACTGTATACCTCTATCATCACACCACTGTGCAATATACACACACTCATTGAAGTAATCAGCATTTTCATGAAACATAATATTGATCTTGAATCCATATCCAGCGTCATGCATTGTTTGTAAGTTTTCTCTAACTTGTTTCTTTTGTTCTTCACTGCCCTCACAATGATAACTTACTGTTGTAAAGTCTGTGTTCTTCATAACAATTTCAAGTCTACGCTTGCTGTAAAATCCGTTTGTAGTCAGTGTGCGTTTCCAATGCGGATACTTTTCTTGTAAGTATTCTAGAAATCTAAAGAACTCTGGATTTACAGTTGGCTCACCGCCCGTGAAACTTGCTGCTACTCTAAAGCGTTTGTTTCTCTTTGAATTATAAATCTCACTGTAACGCTCTAAGCTATCTGCGGTCTTAACAAGTTCATCAAAACTTGCTAGAGTACTCCAGCTATTTTTTCTATGTGGTGGGCAATAAGAACAAGCAAATGTGCATCTGCGTCCTAGATCCCAAATAACCATCAACTGCTTTTCAGTTTTATCGTCAATGCTACATAGTCCCATTTTATTCTCTTTCTATTCCATAGTCGTTTGCAAACTCCACCAAATGCGGAAAGTTTTTATAGAAGCTCCAAGTTGGATATGTTTTTCTATATACATCTTGTACATAATGTAGCGTCTGAAAATAATATTCAATTTCATCCTGTGTTGGATTATCCTCGATACGATTTAGTACACTATCAAATACACTTGTATTCATAAATATGTTGTAGTTGGTCCTAAGGTATTCATATACCTTTATACACTCCTCTGCTGAATGTGTAGCAAATCGTTTAGGCAAGTATTTTATCTGCATCCAAGTTGGTGCCATACATGCATTGAAAGACAGAGACAATCTTTTTTCAATTGTCCCAATGCTTGCATAGTTATTATCAATTGAATCTCTAAGTTGATAAAACAAATTATGAGCGTATGGAAAATTGAGATTACTCAATACTGTAAAGTGATTTACACTGTCAAGCACACTATCTGGTGAAATCCATTTATTATAGTTTTTCATAATTTGTACTGAGTTTGCACCGTGTCTTACTTGTGCTGCTTCATCAACACCGTCTTGGCTTAGCATAATATCAGTTATCCAACCTGCGCGTTTGTACTTTTGAAACATCGTATAGAAACGTTCATTTAGTTTGTCTTTACTAGTGCCGTTGGTTGTGATACTAATTTTTCTTCTACAACCTGCAGCAATAGCGTCTTTGCTAGCTTCAATGAAAGAATCCGCATGATCAAACATTTCGCTGTGTAATGTCGGCTCGCCACCTAAGTATGCAATAGTCAAGACATCATTTAGTTGATCACCAATGTTCTTCACTGTCCATGTATGTAGTGTCTTGATAAATGCATCCTGCATGTTGTTTTTTGTGAAATCAGACTTGTCAAGCCACTGTGTAAAGCCTATACCATCGTTGCCATATGTATCGTGATCTTCGTGCCATATCTTTCTAAGAGTATTACTATTACCTAGATGACACATAAAGCATCCTAGGTTACACGTGCTGTTCATCCAAAGTTCAATTCGATTAGGATAACTTTTGTCAATGTCTAGGTATGGATTTTGATGATTAAATCTACTGTCAGTTGGTGCTAGTGTCTGTCGCATACTCTTTATGCCTTGATCTTCTTTTTTCCAGCACAGTGAACACTGTTTATTTTTTATGTTATTTCGTAAATCTATTTTACGTTGTATCAAATCAGGATGTTTATCAAAGTAGTCCGATCCTAACTCCAAAAAGCTTTCATGATCATAGTTGATCAGATCAGCATCGCAACAAGCAGAGAACGCTCCAATCTCAGGCTGAAACTTGAACACAGTATATGACTGTCCACAATCTAATAACTTGTCATCAATCTTTCTTACCCCAGAATTTAAGTCATCTTTGTATTGTTTCTGTTTAGGATGTAAGGCCATCAAATATCTCTTTCATTTCTGGGAACGTTGCACTAAAGCTGTTGTTTCGCTGTCTGTCGCATAATCCAATAAATTCTTTCATCTCTGGAAGTCTAACACTCCAGTCTTCACTTTCCATAAAGCTTAACATGCCATCTAGTCGTTTCATGCCATACGAGCTATTACGCCATGTGTCATAATCCACTTTATCTTTATGCCATGATGGGATACATAATTCCCAGTTCTCTTCCATCCATGGATAAAATTCCTCATACTTACGCCGACATTCTGCTTTAAACCACGCAGGCAATACTTTTACATTTAAATGCGCAGGCCAATACACAAAGTGATAGTTTATCATACCAGCACCAAAAGGCCACATATTTATTTTACGAAATTTTTGTTGAACTTTCCATTTAATAAGGTCTGGAATATAATATATATTAAGTGCTTGTACTGCACAAGCAACAGTTATTTCAACATTATCACTAGTTTCATTATCTAAAATATGAAATACTTCTTCTTGTCGTGCCCAAGTACTAGGATAACGAATATAGTCATTCATTTCTTTAATACTGTCTATACTGTAATGAAAACGTACTAGTTTAAATTCTTTCCATAGATCAAATAAATCATCACGCCATTCGACTCCGTTACTGTTATAACGCAGTTCCAAGTCTTTTGCATAACCCATTTTAATTGCGTGTTCAAGTATTTCATAATGTTCGTCAATGATAAGACTTTCGCCTCCAGCAAAATAAATTTGTTGCATACTAGACATCTGTTCATAAAACTGTTTCCAAAAAGTTGGATTCTGCTTATGCCAATTGTAACTACTACCATTGGAACTACCTTTATTATTCCATTGCATTGTTTCTTTAAGAGATTCATTTTTGACATCAGGAAAAATCTTTTTGTAATCTTTAATCCAACCACTACTATCATGTGGACTACACATCACACAAGCCAATTGACACTTAGTACCAAAACGCAAATCAATATATGCAAGATTAGGAGGAACACTTCCATCTTCATTCGTTTCTTTTAGAATTTTTTCTACATCGACCCTCTCACTCCAATATGCAGTTTCCCACATTCTTTTTGAATTATGGCCTGCTTCTTCTTCTTTGAAGCATTTTAAACAACTGGGGGGCTTTTCGCCATTAAGCATTTGTAGTCGCACATTCTTCATATAATTAGAATTCCAAGCAGTTTCAAAGTCACTAACATTTAAGTTATTAGGACGACCTTCGTCATCTTTTAAAATGCCCACTTGCCCGCCGTGTTCTTTATCATTGGTTGGTCCAACACTGCTTGCATTTGCAGTACAACAGACTCGCATACTGCCGTCTGGTCTTGTGCTTAGATGTACCCATGGTAGAATACAAAATGTATCAGATTTTTTTGACATATTTTCCTAGTTCCGGTAATATTATTTTTATATCTTGATTTCTTATCTTGTCTAATTTGGTTGTTATAGCTTCAAATTCATGCCAGTGTAACTTATTCAATGACTTGGAATTCATATAACTACTTATGCTTTTACAAATAGCGTTGTTCATGTCTAGTCTATCGGTGACATATTTTTTGTATTCATCAGGTAACACTTGTACATTCAAGTAAGGAGGATTGTATGCCATATGATGTTTGACACGATTTAGTTTTGAGAACTGTTGTTCATCTACCCAGTTTATAAAATCAGTAGTGTGATGTACATTAAATACGGTTACGGTGTAAGAAAACCAGCAGCGAACATTATCGGGCAGTTTATCAATCTTCAACATGTTATTATAAACTTTATCCCACTTCACTGGATAACGCTGATACTCTAACACATCCCCATATCCATCGATACTGGCACCAATAATTACTCGTTTAAAGTGAGTCCATAGTTCAAGTAATCGGGCAGGCAATGTGGTGATGTTTGTATTGTATTCAATAGTCATCTTACTAGATTGTCCAGATTCTACACACTTTTCTAAAAAGGTATAGTGCTTTTGTATCAGTGTAGGCTCTCCACCTGCAAAATATACACGCTTGATATTACGCATATTGTTTTCTACTTGTTTCCAAAAGTATTCGCTCTCATGCCAATTGAACGCACTATTGTCACCGATTGTTATTTCTTCGCCGCCGTTGTCAAAGAACTTTGGTCCTACTAACTTTTCCCAATCTTCGTACCACTTGTCACTATCACTAGGACCGCACATTCTACAAGCTAGATTACATTTGTTTCCAAATCTAAAATCATAATACTGTATAGCAACACCATCAATTGTTCCATCTTCCGCTGTTACTTTACGTGCTTCGTCAATGTCAAACCACCAGTCTTTGTTTTCAGCCATACGCCTACTGTGATGTCCATTATCTTCATCTGTGCGGCAACGAACACACTGGCTGCTCCACTTGCCTTCTAGCATGTTCAGTCGCATTGATTTCATAATGTTTGCATTACGGCTTTCTTCCAAATAATCGCCAGCGGCATTATAAGTAGTGCCATCTGTCTTGCGTATCAGACCATAGTCCTCACTACTATTTGCTTGACAACAAACACGCAAATCACCGTTACTGCGGGGCGCTTGAAATATCCAAGGTATGGGGCAAAAAGTTTTACTCATGTGAACTGTGCCTCGAATACGTCAAACCCTACACTACATTTTTGAGCACATACTCCGATCTTACCTTCTTTGATACTTTGCTTTTTCCAACTGCTTTCAATATCATCTACTAGTGTACCGTCAATAACACTCTGTAAACTATTGTTAATAACATCAAGACCTTTTTTGCCTCCGGCGGCGTCAATGTAATCCCATATCTGTTCTACACGATAGTCCTTGTGCCACCACTTGTACATTCTACCAGCAGTCCAACAGCATGGCAAAAATAAACCTTCTGCAGTAATAAAAATACTCTTTTGTTTTGCAACCTTACACTCAATATCACATTGATTGTAAAACTCCATCATACTACCATATGTCTTTTCTATTTCTTTTTGCTTGTGTAGTATTAAATTCTGGTTGTCCATTTTGTTAGGCTTGGCTATGACTTGTGTTTGCTCACCGTTACGGTTTCTACTCTGATGCCAATCCTTTGCTTCGCTAGTGATACTACTAATGAAACGTGCGCTTTTCTTTTTAACAAAACGCTCAACACCCCATTCAATCGCAAGTGATTCTGCTTCTGCAACCTGATGTTCATTGTGTTGAAATATCAAAAAATCCCATCTCGCTCTGCCACCGGCAGAAATAAATGCTTTCATATTACGTTCTACATTATCCCAAACAACATTTTGTCTGTAAAGATGATTGGTATCACGAAGACCATCAACACTAAATATTACTGCACCGTTATTGTTGATAACACCAGCTAATTCTTCCCACCATTCTGGATTCTTTGCACCAGCATTTGTATTCATACTTAGCCACATTGTTGGATTATGTTCTCTAAAGTATTTAAATACTTCTAATGTATCCCTGGCAACAATAGGATCACCAAGATTACCACACATATACATTGTGCGTAACTGTGCAATAAACTCTGGCTCAAAGATACGTTTGCAATCCGCAAGACTAAGTTCAGCATTTATAATGTGTCTATTGTCTTTTCCACCATTCTCATTTCGGTCACACATCGGACATGCTGCTTGACATTTTTGTGTAATCTCTAAGTGAACTTCTTTGATATCATTATAATTATACATATTCGTAAAAATACCTTTGCAAACAGAACATCATATTTATATGAGTTATATAATATTTTTCTGTCCATTGTAGATTGGGCACCCAAGTGTATGAGTCGGGATCAATTATCCTAATTTGTTTATTGTTGTCAACTAATATGTTATCAAGTGTTAGATCAGTGTGCATAAAATAATGTTTATCAGTTCTATTTTTGCTGACCCTCAATCCGTCCAAGTAAGCATTAGTATAAGACTGAATGGATTGTATAACGAAGTCCTTATCAATCATTTGCCAATTAGAAGGATCTTTGATAATATATTCTAGGTCACCAATAGCATCAATATAATCCATAGTAAATGTTTTATTATCAATCACATTATGAACTTTTACATACATGCTATTATCATTGCGTACTAGGTTGTAATTATGTAGCCAGTCATCAGATACCTCCCTATGCTTTAGAGTCTTATAAAGTAATCTAGTTTCTGTATCAAGTTCTATAACACTGTTTCTGGATTCATGTATTCTTTTCATCTGAACATCCAATGCTGTGTTGTTTAACTAATAAATTATTTATATCCAATTTTCATAAACCTTGTATAATCTGATAAAAATAATTCGCCTTCAAATAATGTTTCTTTCATAGGACAACTTCTACTAAATTGCGAAATACTTGTTGAACAATTTACATGTTCTTCTACTTCAAAAAAGTTATTGCCTTGTAGTACAACTAATTTGCCATCTGGTATTAGATCATACCATTCTGCAAAGTTTTCAATGTGTTCACAACTTGTATTTATAATAGTATTTGGAGTATCAGTAATAGGTTTGCTCATTCTATTGTTAGCATTACTCCAATACTGCCATGTATGTTCGTCATAATCGACATCCATTATATCTTGTGTGATACTTTTAAAGCGCCATTGATCAACAAACCATGGCTTGTTAAATGTTTCAGCAATGTCTACGCAAGTATCGTCAATGTCAAAAGATCTAACATTAAGTAACTTAATGTTACTCTGAAATAACATTGTAGCAAGTGTAGCATACCATCCTGCACATAAAAATACTGTGCCAAGTTCTACATTGCATTTTTTAAGTTCATGTACTAACCACAATTTGCTCCGTAATTGGCCTCTAGAAAAACAGTCATTCCAAATTTCTGTTTCATTAACAAAGAAACTTTTAAACGCAGCCGTAAACTGTGTGTCAACATAACTATCTAATACCGGCCATAACTTCCACGTGTTATCTTCCATAATTAATTTACGTAAATCTTCTTTATTATTATCGTTTACTAGTCGAAAAATACTACTTAAATCCTTATCAATATATGCTCTACGCAAATCTGAGAGATTACTATTCGTAGGATATAGTAGTTCATATCTATCTAATAATTCAAAGGTAGGAAGCATTTACTTGATACCAATTTTCATATAATAATTTATTCCATTTATTTTTTGATTACCCGAATAAAACTCAGTTTCCAATTGAAATTTACGGTTAAACGCAATTGAACTTAGAAATGGTCTTGCTGAATTTTCATCACTAGTAGAAACTAATACTACATAACGAGTGGTTGGAACCATCTTCCACCAATCTTCATAATTTTCAATATAACTTATGTTGGTATTAATTACTACATTTGGAATTTCGTCAAATGGATTGCTTAAACTACCGTCAGGGAGAGTGGTAATAAATTCATTCTTTATATAATCCAAATTAAATATATCTTGTGTAGTAGATTTAAATTTCCAATCTTCAAGTAATTCATTTTTCATCATTGAATCTGCCATAAATTGTCCAGAAGGATTAAGATCAAAACTACGAATGTTTTGAAATACTAATGAACTATCTAAAAAGCCTGCACCTAATAGTCCAATCCCACCATCTAAGATGTAAACAGTCCCTAGATATTTTTTTGCAAATACATTTGTCATCTGTGATATTACCCAACTATGTATTGCACCATTCTGTTTATTAGCGTAAGATGATATATCATAGTTAGGGTAGTCATATACTAAATCTTTAAGTCTATCGACTAACATATTTTCCCTGGTAACATTCGTATTATAGTAACAAAGATAGTCCATTGCTGAACGATAATTACCGAGTTGCTGAGAAGGATTATTTTCTGTATAAAGATTAATCATTCTATGATAATCATAGTTTTGTATTCCAGTTGAAGACTCTACCACATCATGTGTTTTTTCTTCAATCGAATCTTCTATTATTAGTGTTGGATTTGAACCATCAATTAATTCATCATATAATACTGACGTTGATTTCGGTAATACAAGTTTTCTCCGTGCTACTCTTTTACTCCTAACGTTACTCATAATATATATCAAACCTTTCTTTTAACCATGTATAATCATTTATCTTATTTAATTTAACGATATCTTCTTTGTTTTCTTCCCCATAATCGCAGCCTGCGATTGCTCCTTCTACGGCATATTCTCCAAATGTTTTGCCTTTTCCAACTTGTTTCCAAGTCTGTAACCTGTCATTGGTTTCACTATCAACCTGTCCTTTAATACTCTTACTTGATAATTTAGCACATTCTCTAAACGCACTTTTCCAAGTGCTAAAAGGATCAGTATTAAAATTAGTTATATTAGATATTTCTTCCATCAACTTAAAACTGCTAGATATGCTAGTAGTAAAATCTATGTTCCAATCATTTGCATTACGTAGTAAGTTAGTTGGAAATAATTTAACACCACCATAGCCATATACTAGATCATTAATTGGATTCAATGAATGCCATACATGCACAGTTTCTCTATCCCATTTTGGTGCATAATAATCAAAATTAAAATCTGAAGTTATTATTGCATCTGCATCAACCACATAAAACATATCAGTTTCAGCGAGAAATGCTGCTTTTTTATGTGCATTGAAAATCCCAGAAACACCATGAACTCTTTTTGCAAAAGGAAATCTTTCTAATAATTTTTGATAGTGTTCATCAGCAAATTCTTCATCATAACTTAGATAAATTATATCATGTTGTTTACCAATAGGATTATATTTTAACATATCATGCATAACATACTTACCAGATAATAAGTATAAATCATTTTCAATCATACCTGCATCGTGATTTTTATGTATTAATCTAATACCCACATCCGTGCCATAAATATTTCTGGTGCCAGTACTCCATATATGCGGTAATTCGTTATCCCAATCTGAAGGTTTAAATTCCCAATCAAAGTCAAATGTATCTATTTCACTATCAATTGCCCAATAGTATTCAGTATTAACATTCTTTTTTATTTCTGTATATAAACTGTTGATATCAGATGGGTCATTTGATTTTACCAACTGTGCATTTGGAATCTGTGTCAATACTTTTTTATACTGTTCAATTGATTGAACAGATAATTCATCAGTAATAAAAAAACAATCGTATGCCATAGGTAACCCATAAATTAACAGTTAATATCATTATAACATATTAATCATCTGATGTAAAGACTTTTATACCATAATGCTTGGAAAATTCTTGAGCATCGTTTATATCATTAACTATAGGTTGACCTTTAATATTTAATGATGTATTCACAAGCATGGGACAACCAGTCTTTTCTTTAAACTTGGTCAACAATGTATATAATCCTGGATGCTGTTGTTTGTTAACTGTCTGCACACGTGAGGTTCCATCTTCGTGTATAATTGCAGGAAAATCAAGTGGATGTTTACACTTAGCAACAAATTGCATATAAGGCGAACTATTAATGTTTTCTGGCATAATGAAATAATCGTGTACATCTTCTTCTAGTATCATTGGTGCGAATGGTCTAAACTTTTGCCTACGTTTAATTTCATTCATTCTATCCTTAATTGTTTCTCCACGTGGGTCAGCAGTAAGAGTACGATTACCTAATGCACGTGGACCAAACTCTGCACGACCATTTGCAATGCCAATAATATCACCATTAAGTAATGCATTCAATGCTTTCTCTACTGGATAACTACCTTCTATATTATGACCTAGATAAGGAGTTTCCCATTTGATTCTAGTATCGAAGAATTTTTGCGATGCGCCAATACAACTACCAGCATCGCCTGGATTTGGCATTATCCAAACATTTTTAAATCTTCCTGTTATTAAATTATTCGCACTACAGTTAAGAGAGCAACCTCCCATAATAACTAAATTATTATGATAACCAAATTTAGTTGTTATATAGTTTATTATTTCACTTAATATATCTTCATAAACTTTTTGTGTTGCTGCAGCAATATCAAAATAATCTTGTTCGGTAGTTAACTCTGGCAAGAACCATTTACATCCACGATGTAAATTTTTTTTGAAACTTACAATATTAAATAATGGAGGATTAGTGTCATTTAAACGTATATCTAGCGTATCATAAATGTGCTGAACTATTGTACGACCTCTAACCTGTCTTGTATGGTCGCCATATGCAGCCATACCCATAAGTATATACTCATCTTCCTGAGGCTTTAAGCCAAGACGTTGTGTCATAGCACTATAAAATAAACCAACTGAGTTGGGATACGATTGTGTATATTTTTTAGTTAGTGTTTCTCCCACACCTTTCCATATAGTAAGAGTTTCATATTCACCTATACTATCAATAACAGCAATAACTGCATCATTATATCCACTAGTGAAGTATCCACTGGCCGCGTGAGTGTAATGGTGTGATTGATATTTAATTGGAATATCTTTTAACTCGGTAAATTGTTTAAGATACTTACTGGGTAATTCATTTATATCAAACGCAAGATTGTATTGACCAGATACAAATTGTCTAAACTTCTTTATTACAGGACGTTCGTACCACGCTATAACGTCAGGGCGACCATACGAGAGAGCTTCTTGAATTATTTCTGCATTCAAGTTAGGGTCATTTTTTATTTTAGAATAGCGTTCACTATGACTGGCAAAAAGAATTTTACCATCATCAATGACGCTGACCGCAGCATCATGGTTTAATGCACCTGATATACCTAATACAATCATTTATATATAAACGGATCACGCTTACGTAGTTCTGCTAAACGTTTTTTTAATCGTTTTTTCTCTTTATACAATGTATAAGGATAAATTATTATTTGCCATATTTTTTTCATTCTTATTCTATTCCTAAATTTACTAGTATTATTAATATTATTACAGTGAGAACTTTTATTATAAACATTTTGCCTATACCTTTTCCAGTATCTTCAACTACTGGCTTCCAAGTTTCTAATCTGCCTATTTTTTTCCATTCTTCTTTAGATGTCCACAATCCACCGACATGTTTGAGCCATTGCTTAAACGTTTTGTCATCGTGTCTCTTGCGTTCAGTATGCCACGCATCTAATATTTCAAAAATAGTCTTAATTCCCATAATAATTCTCAATTAATGTAATGTATTTCAAACCAGGTTAACATTTCTTTTCCTTCTTCTGGAGTAGCATTAAACCATTCACCATGTACACGACGGTGTGAATATTCCCTGTGTAGTTTTTTCTCTAATTTATTAACATCACCATCTATATAAATTGTTTCAATAATATTTAATTTTTTTGCATTTCCAGTCTGTAATGCTTTGAGCCTTTTTTCTGGATTATTACTGAAACCAAACTTACATAAATCGCTACCATCTGATATACAATATATATACATTATCCATTACCCGATCTTGTTCGTTCTATATCATTGAATATAATTTTAGCCCAATCTTTATGTGCTTCGGCATTGGGATGCATATATCTTTCATCGTCAATTGCTTCAAAAAATAGTCCCTTGTCATACATATATGTAAAAAATGTTTGTTCTTCGTATATATGGGTCATGTCTAATTGTTTCATTACATTACTCATTTCAAAATCTTCACATATTTTTGAAAATTTTGTAGGATCAATAAGATTGGGAGATAAATTTAATGAATTAAATATAACATATTCCAATCCAGCATTCTCTAAAAAATTTTGTACAGTAATAATATGAATTATATATTGATGAAAATCGTATACCGGCGACCAAAAATGCTTCATATAAAGTGAATTTAATAATGCTAGTTCTTTGTTCGTATTTTCATCTAATCTAACATTGCCCTGATACTCAGGTGAAGGTATATTATGTATTAATAAATTTGCTGATTCAATAAAATGCTCCCTTCTACTGGGAGATGTTAGACCAATAGCAACAAATGGTTTCTCACCATCTGCAAGTAAATCGCTGACTGTTTTAATAGTGGTTCGTACAATGTAACCATTTGAAACTCCACGGTCTGCTTCAGTTTGTGTTTGTTCTCTATCAAATCCTAATAGTTCTGCCAATTCATAAGGCCAAGCATCTACTTTGTTTGCTAGACCAGTACCGTATGTAAAACTACATCCATTCGCATATAACATATTTTATAAATCCTTCTTTATTATATTCGTAGTTATTTATCTTGGGAAAAAGGTTGACATTATTGACGAATCACTTTATAAAGAATGTATAAGTTAGATAGGAAATCATCATGCACAAGAAAAACAGTTATTTCTTCAAAACAAAAGAAGAGGCTCTTTCGTATATCGAAGGTTTCAATACAAAAGAAACTGGGCGGCCAGACCGCGATACGCACATTCGTGGGCCAATTGCACACGATAGCGGGCATGATGCCGATGATCCAAATCGTCAAGTTGGATTTGTTGTTCATGTAGAAAAATATAGTTAAGGTGGAGTTTGATGATTTATACTTGGCAAATATTTTACAATAATATCTTTCTTGGATATCAATATGCAATGACAGAATACTCAGCACGTGAAAAAGCATTTATGATAGGCGGCAGTGCGAGTAAGTATACTGGTGCGAGTTTAGATAATATAAAAGCAGTGAGAATAAATTGATGAAAAAGATGAACAAACATTTTGAGTTTTTATTTGGTTGACATATCCAACGAATCACTTTATACTAGTTAAGTAATCAAAAGAAAGAGAAGATAATATGAATATTATAGATTTCACAAAAGTAACTGATATCGAATTTGAAGGTGTTGACATGGCAGACTATCCTAAGTTCTGCGATGCGTATATTGAATCTGCTGTTATCAATGGCGTTGAAGCCACAGAAGAAGAACTTGACGTAATCAACAATGACTATTCGTTTGTTTACGAAAAACTACAGGAATGGTTGTATTAAATCTTGACAATCATTGCGAATCACTCTATAAAGAATGTATAAGTTAGATAGTTAAGGAGAACATTATGTGGTCAGTAGCAGCAAAGAACTTTGGTGAAAATGCAGACAGTATGCATGTCAGTGGTTTGACATATGAAAATGCACGTTCATTACATTCTAGTCTTAGTAACAGTGGTGAATGGGCTGAAGTTCGTAGTTACAAAGTGGAGGCAGTATAATGGATGCTACATTCGCTTGGTTTTGCAATGATTTGATTAATCTAACCTATATCCCAGAAAACAAAAAAGAAAGCGGTGAAATTAATTGGAATTTTGTCGATAGTGATCTTTTCGAAAAGTGGCAAGTTCTCTTAGACGGAGAAACATATTCTGAATATTTTGATCGTGCGGCTGATATGGTGGAGAAGATTCAATGATTGGTCCTATTAAATAATGTTAAAAGATTTAAAAAAAGTCGAGCTTGAAATTACAAGCGATTGTAATGCAGCGTGTCCGGGTTGTTCTAGAACATTAAACATAGATAAATTAGTAGTAAATAGTTTTTCATTGCAAGATTTACAAAGACTATTTCCAGTGGATGACTATTCAGGAGTAAAATTCAAATTTTGCGGAGTATTAGGTGACCCTATTGTAAATCCTGATTGTTTAGAAATGACTAGATATCTTATTAGCTGCGGCGGCTATGTACAGTATAGTACAAACGGAGGATATAATACTGTTGAATGGTGGGAAGAATTAGGACGCATTTCAGCAGAAAATCCTGGTAGGTTACATATTCATTTTTGTGTAGACGGACACAAAGAAACAAATCACATATATCGTGTAAATACAAAATGGAATGTTGTAAAACGCAATATGGAAGCTTTTGCAAAAACAGCGGCAAGTGATTCAGCAGGGTGGATATATATTGTATTTGATCATAACGAACATGAACTTGAAACTGCCAGAAAACATGCAGAATCTTTAGGTTTTAATTTTGGTATTCGTACCGGTATGCGTAATAGTGAGGATGATTGGCTTGTTAAATTAGGTAAGAAAAATAAGAAAATAGAAAAAACAATTACCACAACAGGTAAAAAACAACATAGTAAAGTAGATGTAGTCAAAGAATTAGATAATTTTATTGAAGAATATCAACGCAACCGCCTTGATGAAGAAAAGATCTCAACTGTAACTAATAGTATTATTTGTAAATATATACACGAAGGCGAAATTTTTATAGCAAATGATCTAACTTTATGGCCATGTTGTTTTCTTTGGGATAATACTTTATACAACAATGATAAAATGTTAGAAAAATTAGCAACACAAGGTAATGAGTGGAATAGTTTAAAAGATAAAAGCATAGATGAAGTTCTAGAACATCCGTGGTATAAAAAATTATTAGTAGAAAGTTGGCATCCTTATAATGATTTACATTTACCTGGATGTATAAAAACATGTGCAAAAAATAAAGCGTATCACAACGAAATTAAAAAGGATAAATAATGAACAATCTTAATAAAATAAACGACCTTTATAAAATGATTGATCCTATCAAGTTTTGTAATCCAGAATTAAAAGAAAATGGTGCTTATATTAAACCAAAAACAAAACAAGAAGTTCTTGCTTTGGCCATTGCAGCACAACGTATTAACGGCGAATATTTAAAACGTGGTGGAAAGTCTGACTTTGTTACTAAAATTGAAGATGGTGAAAAAGTCCAGCGGTACACACGTATTAAAGAAAGTAATCGACATGTTATTCAAACATTAGAAGAGGTAGTTCCAAATATTCTAGAAGATACTGAGTTATTGAATGCCGCACAATCAATGCTTGATAATCTGAATATGGAATTTATGTTCAAAGTTCTCGGTGATAATATGAACGATTTTGAAACCAGTATTCATGAATTTTTGGCAGAAAATGATGATGAATTATATATTCAAAAGCATATGGGCATTATTGCTTTTATTCCTGAATATGTAAAACGTGATACTAATAAAAAGAAATTAGAAGAACGTTCGGTTGGTTCTGAATACGTTGGAAGTAAAGATGATAAAGTTACTATAGATATTGAGATTATGTCTAAACGTCAGGCAACTGCTTGGGCTGGATGGAATATAAATGCTATTACTCCCGATGGTAATCGCGTTTCATTCTTTACTACCAAAGATGAATTATCAGATATGACTGGAATTTTTAGTATTACTGCAAAAGTCAAAGATTGCAGCACTGTTTGGGGGAATCCTGACATTAAAGAGACTAGATTGAATTATGTGAAAATTATTTAAAGAAAGATAACAATCATCTCACCCAAATACTTCCAGAACCGCTGCCCGAAAAGCTTTGAAACAGTCCATTGAAGATTAATTCTGATGACCCATACGAAAAAAATGTATCACCACAATCACCACAACCAAAAGATATACTTCCCATTTTTTGATGTATAGCCATTGGATTACTATCCAAGTCCAATGATATAAGATTACTATATGGAATATTTACGGCTCGTTCCACCGAATTGAATTCATATGCATTAGTTAAATATTGGATGTGAGGGTAATCCAACCATTGATTTTTAACACCGTCAAAATCATTTGCTAGTACTTTAAAGTTATAATATACATCGCTTCGCATTAAATTTATATCATCATCTGATATTTTTACACCATCAACTGCATTTTGATTCAAGTGTAATCTAGAATCGCTACTCACAACTACAACACAACGCCATCCATCTATTTCTTCATATAACATGTGTCACACTTATCCCAGATTTCCAATCAGCATAATGCATTTGGCCAGGCTCCCATTTATGTGTTGCAAATACTAAAACTATACTATCTCTTTTTATATTGTGTTCTAACATATTAACACCGTGCCACGTTCTCTTTTTACACGGCGCAATAAGCATTGCACTATTCATGGTATATGGTATCATACTCACAGTTTTGTACTCTTTTGTATTCTCGTTTACTTCATATACAGCAGTGCCGGCTTCAGGATAATCATTATTATCAGCAAGATATATAGTGAAAGTAAAAATACGAGTTTCACCATCTTCATGTGGTTTCAAAGTGTAGCCTTTGCCGTGTGATTGCCAAAAAGCATATATACTATTAATTGTATCACCATTTAACGGTGCACCAGTAAATTTTTCAATAACAGTGTCGAATACATCTGGATCATTAAAATCATCTATCAACATTTTTTGTACTTCTTCTAATGGGGTGGATTTTAATAGTTTATAATATTCATCTGAAAATATATTTTCGATGTGCATCCATTCATATGGCAATATATTGATATTAGATTTTTGCAATGCGTTAACAATGTACTTGGTATTGCTAGTAGTCATTTAAATAATTCCTTTAAGTGTGTCATAAATTATTTCAGATAATATCTTGTTCCCTTTATTACTAAAGTGTCCATCTTCGAGGCGCAGATGCAGTTTGTTTGGATCTTCTTTTCCATATTGAGTGTTATATTCTAATTTAACTTTTTCACGAATATCAATGATGGTTTTGTAAATTAATCCTTGTTCAGAAAAAGATTTCTGTAAATTTTGTATTATGTTTTCAAAAATTTTATTATCACTTATAGCATACTCATGATAGGGTGGTTCAAAAGCATTTAAATAACTATACCAATGCCATGAAATTAAATTTAAATTGTTGAGCTTACACAATGTTGTTAATAATAATAAATTTTTTTCATATCGTTTTAAATCTAGTACTGGAGTACAAAAATTTTTATAATAGGCGGCGTGAATTTCTTTTGCCTCTTCCTCTTTTATTATGTCGGCATAGCCAGATGCTACAAATTTTGGCAATAAACTCATGTCAGCATTGGGGTTAACCATATCATCATACAATTGTAATCTCTTATTTCCCCATTCTTTAAAATTTACTGTCCGTGTCAATGTATTCCGAGAATGATCTGGAAAATTGACAACAACTGTATGTACGTTATCAGCATATTCGCAATTCATCCATTGGCAAAAAATTTCTACTACTTTATCGCCGCTTGCCCCAGGCTTACCTAGATTAATTAATATATAATCATCATTCATCTTGTGTTGCATTACATTAGTAATGGTGTGTTTTCCACTGATGCCGTGTCCGTATGTGAAACTATCACCAAAAAACAATATATGTTTTTTAGATTTTATATAGTTCACATCTGACAGATCGGTTCTAGTATCATAATCACTAGTATAACGTTCTTCAATATTTGGATCACCATGATGTATTATTTGGCCACAAAGGCCGTAGTTACTATTATAAGATTTTTTTGCATTGGAAAAAAGTGACCAAGATGTTGTATTATTAATAATATTACTCATATAATTATTTATTATTTATGGAGAACTCGTAAACGGAGGTACCTTACCTAATAATTTTATATTGTTAGATGTCAGTAGTATTTCTTTCCACCTAGCAAAGTCTTCCTCCGTGTATCTAAACTGATGCCAATCATGTATATTACTATACCAAAATAGTTTAGATGATGTATCATTCTTAATAATATTATTAAGTGTAATAATATCACTAACCGCATCTATTCTTATGTATTCTTTATCAATTTTGTTATATGCTTGAATAAAATCATCCCATTTATCTTGTATATTCAAATATTCAAGTTGCTCGTATAACACATTATTTGCTTCTGATAGATGTCTACCTTCGCCCATTGCAAACCATACATCTGAATTAATGTCTTTTTTATAGAATTTTGCAACATCTGTTAGATTTCTAATTTTTGGGTACAGAAAATCAAAATACATTCTAAAGTCCAATGCAGTTGGAACAACATCAATATACGTCATTTTGAAATCTCTTCCTGGCTCCCAATCCATACACGCTTGGTATACACATTTAAGTCCACCACACACACTAATATAATGTGTTGCATCAGATGGTATTACATCTTTAAGTGTTTCAGTATTAGTCAAATAAACATTATTATACAATAATGAATCATCATAATCGGGTTCTTTACGATGATTATGTATACTGTCTGGATTAAATTCTGCTACTATATCCCTTTCGTATATTGATCGTCTGGTATCTGTATGTAAAGCATACACAACTCGTTCTCCCATACGTATATTCAAATCAAAGAATTTACTTTGATAACGCCAAGAACTGAATACTTCAGATAAGTCACTGGTTAAATAAGATTTACTAGGGCGAGGTTCACATACCAAAATGTATTGTGGACTGAACTTCTCAACCAGTTTTTCAATGAACTCATTAGGAGAATATTTAAATGCTCCGGGTTTCATATAATACAAAAATCCTGATATAACTATGCAATCAAAATTATCATCAGTGTCTCTTTCTATCATCTCCATAATATCATCATTAAATATATTGATATTATCATCGTCTTGATACAAAATATTTGCGTATTCTACAGCACCAGTATCATTATCTATTCCGTGTAGCGTATACTGGTGATCAGTTAGGAATTCATTAATTCTAGAATGTCCACACGCTATATCTAGAATATTAGTACAATCATGATCCATTATAAAGTTTGCCATATGTTCAAACATTGGATTTGCATTCTGGTTTCCCAGATAATTAAATTTGTATTGAGCCATCAATTGTTTTTTATTATATTCAGTTATTTCATTTTGAACTGAGTCTGTATATGGTGCTGATGGTAACGGTATTTGTAACTTTTTATCAGGCCTATTTTTACTAATTTTCTTATAGATTTCATCTATTAATCTGTTTGCCAATGAAAAAATATCATTGCCATTTTCTATGTAAGACAATGTATATGAATTTTTATTATCGTGTCGAGGATTATCATTATCTAAGAACATGAATGTGCACCATTGCCAGACAACATCGTGTATCATCTGATGATAAGAATATTTGGAAATAAAATCAAAATCAATATTTGTCAATTCGCCATCGGTTGATAGTACAAAATTGCTCATATTACTATCATAACAATAGTAACAATCCTCATGTTCGTCAATAGATGAATAATAGGTATTAATAACATACCTAACAAACTTGTTATTAATATCATCAATATCTATTATTGCATCTGAGTATAATAAATTTTCAACGTTCGGAGCATCGATGTAACGATAAACTTCGACACGGCACCAGTCATTTTCAAATTCAATTGGCTCAAGTACAGCAAAACTATTTGTCAAATATTGTTCTGCTAACTTGTAATTATTTTTTGCAATTTTTTTAGATATACCGGTATATATTTTTATTTTAAAATGATTACCAACAAGTGTTGTATTAAATTCTCTACTCTTATAAGCATATAGATCGTTATTTCCCCCTATCAGAAGTATGATATCATCTACCAATGAATCAACAATGTCATCCATTTGTTGTTTTGCAACAGAATCCAATTCATATATTCTTTTATTTTTAAATTCAGATAGTACAAATTCAATGATACATTCACGAAGAGTATAATCAATATGGATAAACATCTATCTAAATCTCATGATCATCGTCGCCGCCAGAATATTGTTCAACAGTTGATGGGCTAGTTCTGAGTCTTGCAGGCATACTAGAAACAAATGTACGATCTAAGATTTCTTTCTTTGTTGGAACTATAATATCGATAGATTCGAACCAGTCTGCTAACGGCCCCTTGAATGTTTCGGAAAAATTCTTGCCTCTTCTAATATCATATTGCGTATAAAACGTTTTAAAGTCATGGTGTAATTTTTCAGTTTCAGATGTATTCTTATGAGGAGTCTTTACTATATCTAGATAATCAATAAGTCTTGCAATATTAGCTTTTTCGATGTCGCCACATAATTTTTGTGCACGTTCTCCTAAAAACCAATCTTGTAATTGTTCTTTGTATATAGATTTCAATTCTGGAGGCAGAATAGCAGCACTTTGGAATGATGGGAATCTAAGTATATTTAAACTCAACATCGGTGCCCTGTGTCCCCATTTTTCTTTTAGATCTAACATTTCATCTAAGAAATCAGTTATTGTCGGCAAGCATAATGAATTAATTGTCATCATCATGTGCATTCCGGCATTTGTTTCATTCATAACACGATCCATATTATTTTTCCATAGATCATAGTTTAGCCCATCACGAATATATTCAGCAGCATCTTTTGTCGCTTCTGCTGATGTATATATATATAATTTTTTTATAAACTGTGCCTTTTCAATTAGTTTGTCTAATACCTTAGGTGAATCAGGCGAAAGATTACTATTAATAGCAAATCTCATTTCAGAATCTTGATTAGCTTCGAACCAATCAAATAGTTTCCAAGTACCAGTGTGCATTATTGGTTCGCCACCAGTCAATCTAATTTCATCCAATGTTTCAGATAATTCATCATCCCACCATTTATGAAAGGCTTGGATATATGGATTATCTTCTTCTCTCTTGGTTGGAGGTTCAGCCCAGGGAGCGTTTGTTTCAAAGTGTCCGCGGCCATCACTCTGAATATCAACATATGGTCCATATGTATTAATATCTTTTACCCACGCAGTGCTGAATGTAGGATTACAATAACTACATTTGAGATTGCATGCTCTATCAAACGATATTTCAAGTGTTGTCAGTGTCGGATTATCATCCCATTTCGCCGACACACTTTCTAAAATTTTATCTTCTGGAACTGTTTCTGTTTTGAAGGTACGATCACTGATGTGATTTTTTCCCATATCTTCAATTTTCCAACAATATTCGCATTCACTGGGACGATCACCATTAAGCATCATTTTACGCAACTTTTTCTTATGCATAGTATTATGAATTGCGGATGGATTATCTTTCAATTCTTCCAAAGGAATTTTATGACTAGGGGGATGATGGCAACTTGCAGTTTGGCCGTGGCCTAACCAAATAGTTGCATTGTACCATTTTGCAGCACAATAACTATCACTTATAGTATCAATTACACGTTCTTTGAATTGGTGTAGTGTTTCGCCATTTTTAAAGTCTCTTGCCATGATTTTCCTCATATTCTTCTTTAGATTCATTCCAAAATTCAGTCATTTCTGGAAACGTATCTAAAAAGTTTTTACCACGCCTACGATCATACTCAGTAAAGTATTCATAGAATTTAATAATATTTATACTTAATTGTTCATCACTCATGTTTATTCCTTGTTTTGCCCAAGATAAATCTCGTTCAAGTTTTAGGACTTCGTAATTTTTAAACCCATTATATGATATATTATAATCCTCATTTGACAGTACATTCTGTTTCATAAAGTTGATATTGTCTTGTATCATATCAAGTAGCATATCGTCTGCTAATTGAATTGTCATCCAGTCTGGAAAGCGTAAGTATGGAATATCAAACCATATTCTCTGTCTTTTTTTTCGTATAAACGGTGGGTGAACATATCCATTATGGTCTGGTGGTTGAAATGAAAAGTCATCTTGGTTATCATAACCAAACTCTTCTCTTAAATCTAATATCATTTGTAAGAATCCCCTTAAATTTGGAATACTTAGTAAATTAAATGTGTTAATAAATGATATTTCAGTGCCACTAGTCTCTCTTAGAAATCTTCGACAGTTTTCATACATTGTATCAAAGTCTAGTCCGTCACGTAAGTATTCTGCTTGCTTACCCACACTGTCAACACTTACAAATAAACTAAAGTGTTTACAAGCAGGTGCTACATACCAATTATTACCAGAATCTGAATTAAATTTATCTGGATCTTCCCATACTCTAACTTCTTCTAGTGTTTTTATCTTTTCTATAAACCTATCAAACAGTTTTGGATCCGGCGGTGACATATTAGATGTGATGCTCAAGTCTAATGAAGAATTGGGATTACTATTCACATAATCTAAAATCTTAAATGTATTTTTATCCATAAGAGGTTCGCCGCCTGTCATACGAAAGACTTTCAAATCCTTGTATACCACAGGGAACCATTCCCAAAACGCAGAAACGTATGGGTTATCCTTTCGTGCAACATCAAGTGGCATCCAACCCGCTTTTTTTAATGTAGGAATATCATTATGTACTGTTCCACTAGCAAATTTAAAATTACCGTGTTTTTTAATATCGTCTTCCCAGGCGGTGCTCAAGTGTGGTGCACAATAACTGCATTTAAGATTACATGCTTGATTAAAATTAACTTCTACATATCGTGGAGTAATTTTGTGATCGAATGGATTATTAACTACTTCATTCCACGCTTCTTGTGCCCACCATTCACTTGAACGATAATGCCGATCACTCAATCGTCCACCCGACGGTGCATCCGGCGCATCTTCTACATTCCAGCAATACTGGCATCCGGCAGGTCTTTCACCGTTTAACATTTGCTTGCGCTCTTGCATTTTAAACTCAGTGTTATGTAGTGCGCCCACATCTTTTTTTAGTTCATTTAATGGAATTGAGTGTGTTGGTGGGTGATAGCAACTGTGGGTTCTACCCTGAGGTAAATGTAAACTTACTTGTAACCATTTGGCCATACACATTGATGCCGATATCTTGTTCAGTGATTCTCTCGCATCAATTGCTTCGTCTTCATATTGTCCCATTTATATACTCTTATCTTTTTTATTTTTCATTTGTTCTTTCTTAGCCTTAGCAGTACCCTCTCTGCCCAGTATCCGATCAATGCTGAAAAGATTACTGCAATTAAAATAATATCCATGTTTAGTATTTTCTTTTTGCTACTTCATCTACTGGTTTATACAATAATCTGATTTTCTTAACCATAATTATCGTACGGTGTATAATATTATTTGTCCCAACCGGTTGATTTTTCAGTTGCCAGTGGATTCCATACACGTTTGGGATTTACGTATACTAATTTAAAAAAGTTTGACATTTCTACAGTTGGATCACATAATTCCATTCCCAACTTATCTACTAGACTGTCTCCCAATTCTAATGTTTTATCATATAATAAGTCAAAATCAGTTTCAGAATCATCCGATACAAACTGTGGATATATTTCGTTATGAAAATATGATTTGAACCAATCATAGTCACTAATACTTTCAGCAGTAAAATTACCATCAAAATTTATATTATAACACCCTAATCGTGCTCCGTATATTGACCATAGCCCATTTTCTATATCTGCCCCAATGTTACACCAGGTAAGTAATCTATGATAATTCTTTGGCCAAACTTTAGTTTTAAATTTAGAGGGATCAATAATTTTGCCTTCATCCAGAGACATCTTAACACCTTCTCGGAATCCGCTACGAAACGCTTGGAATGGAGATCCACTGTTGAATATCATTGAATAAGTATTATTCATTTGCTTGTAATCTAAGTCCCAGCAGAAATCTAGTTTCTTAGTTTCATTATCTGCATTTTCATGTGTCTTCATATCTAATACAAGTTTAACAGGCCAACATTTAATGCCACCGTTGCCATATACTAGGCCATTGGTTAAATTCTTTGCTCCCCAGGATATGACACTGCGGCTTAAATCTGTATTCTCAGGAAAATTCAATACAAGATCAAAGAATTTTTTGTCAACAATATTATCACCATCAATAGTTATAAATCTGTCTGTATTACTAGCACGTGCACAAGCTTTATGTGCGTTGTCAAATCCTTTAACTCCATCAATACGTTTTGCTTGTGGATATTTTTTTAATAAGTCAGCATAATGTTCTTCTTTGTTGGGTTCATCATAGCTAAGATAAAATATATCTAAGTGTTTTATGGTAATTGTAGTCATGCTATTCTTTTATCCTCCAGTGAGTAAGTTTTTAATAATTCTTGAGTTATATACATACTTATCTTGTTATATTTATGTTGGTAATCAATTAGATATCTTTCGCCAGAAATTAAATTTTCATAGTTTAAATTTATTGTGTCAATAATAAAATCTGGTTCTTCATATAATGTAACATAAAAATTTTGATTAAGTCTTTTTAGCAACTCAGTTTGACCTAAAATATCTTCAACTAATTGAAATGAAAATCCTCTGTATGTAATGTCAATCATAATAGTAGGCTCTTTATGTATTTCTAATTTTTTTGTAAAGTTATTTTTTATAGATATAAGTTTTTTGCTATCTTTACGAACAATGTGGTAACTCATTGTGTCATTTTTATAAATGATATGATAATCATCTATGTTCGTAGTCCCATCTAAGAAAATACTAATGTCAGATGTTCTGAAATATACATATATATTTTCACTGTCTTGTATTATACGGTTTTCAATTGATTGGATATTCCCAGTAGTATCAAAATATACTATCTTACAATCATCTAAATTATTTGAATTATTTACGCACTCAAACATAGAAAATGTCCTCATACTTTTTAATAATAGTATCTGTAAGCCAATCCTTTTCTACATAATGAAACGGCAATAATAGTTCCTGGTTGTTAACGAAAATTCTCAAATCATCTGTTACATAACTTGGTAGTGTTTTATTCCAATTAGAGGATATACTTTTTTTTGGTATATCTTGTACATAACTTTTCATATGTATAAATTTAAGCACTGGAATGTCAGTATTAATAGAATCTATTTGTAGCAACTTTGCAGCAAGAGAAAATGCAACATCTGCACTTATCCAATCCTGTCCTTGATCATTCAAAAATATAGTATAATAATAGTTCCAATTTTCCATAATATCTTGTACCAAACGGAAATAACTGAATGACTTTGTAGATTTGTTAAAGTAAGTAAAATTACTATATACATCAGGTAAATCACAAGATGTGAACTTTTTACGATAGTAATCACTTGTTATGGGTTGGTCTCTAAATGTTCTTGGGTTTGAACATAAGCACAGATCATATTTGTTTAAAATATCCCACCAATGATCAACTGATGCAGTGAACAACTGGTCTGAATCAAGTATAATAGTTTGGTCAAATGGCGACATATGAATATACTTCCATTTGTTTTCTATTTTCCATTTAGAAGATAACGCATCATCATCCCAGGGTATATCAATAACGTAATCAAATACATCAAAATGCTTTTGTTCCAATCTGTCATTTGTTGTATTATCAACACATAAACATACAGAATTCACATCTTGCGTTGCCTTAATGCTCAACGCTAATGCATATGCCATACGTAAATAATCAACATCAGAATTTTGTGCAATTATAATATAACCTTTACTCATTTACAATCACCGTATTCAAAGAAATTATCTATATGATTCAGAATGCTTTGTTTGTTCATAATATGCAAATCAGATTGTTGAAGTCTGACCATGTTTTTGGATTTTTTATTCATCGCAGTTAACATTAATATATTAGCAGGTCCATCAATTCTAAAAATTTTATCTGTATCAAAACTATTCATTAATCGATGCATGGGCAATTCCGGCACAGTATCATTACTACCATTGGTAATAATATGCAATGCTATTGAAAATGTATGATCATTTCTGTATAACTTTATATTACATGAGTATCTTATATAATACCACTGCCAATTATTTTTTATGATATCAACCAATTTAAATAATGTTTTAGAAAATTCACTCTTTCGAAAGTAAAGTATTGTTGCCCAATACATATCAATACTAGTATCAGATATTTTAGTAATATCATTTTTAGTATCATTACTAATATCAGAGTAATTCTTAGTAATCATAAAATCATTTTTACTTCCCCATACACCATCTAATACATTGGTCATGGCAAAGTAATCGCAATCGATTACTAGAGTTTCATCATATGGTGATAAGTCATATACATTGCCTCTATTAGTATTGATAAATTTAGCTGGTTCTTTATTACTATGAGTGTCATGATACATACGCATAGTAGAATCTTTAGGGACTGGTATTTTTATAACTCTATCAAAATACATATCAACTAATTCTTTATTATCTGATAATGATTCTTCATCTGTAATTAAACATATTTCATCAAATCCAGACAAATTTCTTCTAGCATAGCCTGCACTTGCACATGCTATCTTTACATAATCAATATATCCATTGTTGTGTGAAAATATTATTATACCATTCATTATATTTCTAATGCTACCTTAATATTAGATGAACTACGCAATTGTTCATACTGTATATAAAAGTCATTGATTGCTTCAAAATATTTACTAGATATGGTTTCCAATAATTTACTAATATCATTTATTTTTATAGGCAAATTATTCCTATCAAGAACAACGATACTTGTCTTGTTATTTTGTACTGCATAGTTTAAGAACCCAATAAGTTCCTGAGTAATATCAAACGATCCACCATTTTCATGATGTATTAGAATACTAGAAACTTTATCTTGCATAACCTTTTTATTTAGGTTAAATGTTCGCATCGTATTTCTATACGATAATATATCTTCCAAATCATCCATTGCATAATTCCACTATATTAATACTATCAATAATAGCATAACAAGGTTAAAATGTCAATACTAATTTAAAATAATTAACTGTTTATTTCTGAGATATAAGATAGTATGCTATAAATTGGCATTTCAGTAACAACTCCCAAATTACTACTGTGTGCATCATCCGCTCTTTTTTGTGAAATTCTAACAGATAGTTCACCAGATACAAATGGTCCATTTGTAGTTCCTATTGGATCAGTATCTAATACACCTGCGCCGCAATAATAATCACTGTATTCATTATATCCATTATATCCATTATATCCATTATTACCGCCAATTGTGTCACAATTGGTTAATGTCAAATCTATTTCTATACCGCCATTATCTGAAAGTTTTGCATAAATCGTAACAGAATTACCAAAGAAACTTGGACTTTCTAATTCAGAATAAACACGTGTGTAAATAGTTTGCCATTCTGTAGTTAGTCCGTTAAATCCAGGTCCGGGCAAACCAATCTGATTAGAAGAAACAGTTTCGGAATGTTTAATGATTACAACGCCGATTGAGTTAAAAAGATTATACCAAGCAATACTAGGAATATATAATAGTGCACTGTCTATCAATAATTCTGCAGAAATTCTAATATCACCGCCTGCATTAAAGTGCCATCTTCGTGCATCATCGGTATCAAATGAAGTTTTAAATACCATGTTCTTGCCAATATTTGAAGTTAGCCATATCATATCTGGATCTGAAATTTCAGTAGGATTTCCATAAGTCTGTAATACACTAGACACGTTATTCTGTAGTGACATTTTTCCTATATCAGATTGAAGTTTATTTTGCCTAATAGTTTTTATATCTGCTTCGATAGTATCTTTATGATAAACTATATCATCAAGTGTTTCAAAATCACCTTCATATATATTAGCAGGAGTTGTAAGTTCTGTTCCTTGATGTGATGCTGCAAAAGTTATAGCGTAAAAAAGGTCCATCCAGTTTTTCTTCATTAATCTTTGTCCTTTGTTGACATGATTAACAAATAATTGATTTTGACCATAACCTGCATCGCCTGCACCAATACCAACGATTTCATTAATATCATTTGCTAACAAATTAAAATCATCAGATGTGAATTGGCTACTTAGGGGATAACTTTGCGGGGACATCCACCACTCCTTAATTTACTTGAATTGTTATGGTATAGTCTATGATAATTGTTCTATTAGATGATAATAAAACAGGGTGAAATGTAACATGAGTCAACATTGTTGTTTTTGATTCATCCATAAATCTGTCACTGGTAACACCAGACATAAGACCAATTTCATCTATAGTAAAAGCATTTGTACTCTGTGTATCAGGTGAACTATCTGTTTCGGGCAACGATAAACTTGGATCAACTGTTTTAACTGCTTCTTCATATGCAGAGTGGTTTACTTCAACTGAACATACAATCTTTGCAGTATTTTCTGGAACTGATTCTATGCTATCCATTGCTTGGCCTGCATAGTATACAGTATTAACAGTTTCTTGTTCATACATCTTTGAATAAAGTGTAGAATTACTTGACGTTATGGGTAATTGATCATAGTTACCAAAAACTCTAGGTGCACGATATTCTAATGTAGAAGTAGAATTGCTACCTCCATTACCGAAAGCCATCCAATTTACTATCGGAGGAGCACCAGCAGAGTTTACACTTGTTGGTTTGCCTGCTAAAGCAGATGCAAGAATATAAGCCATATTACCTGGGTGAATAGCATTCTTTTTTTCTAAGAGTACTTTTCCAGTATCTTTATCATATATTTTTACTTTACCAATTATCTGGGATGTTACATCATCATTAAACATTTCGGTCTCTCTTCTTTGTTATATCAGAACTTAAAGTATTTATCATTTTAGTTATATACGTATTATATTTTATGCTTATCTGCTTGTTCTGTCATAAATTGTATCGTTTCAATAGCCGATACTATATGTACAGTATCACCGACTTGTATATCTAAGCATGTACCGTTGAATAATCCACGCTCATTAATTTGTAATACACTTCCATCTTTTTTATTATAATGCATAAACTCTATTTTCTTATCAGTATTTTCAACTATGATTAGATATACTGTATTTTCTTCCGCATATCTAAATTTCGATTCATCTGAAATCTCAATATTACGGTAGCCATGTTCACTAGTAACTGCAACCACAGTATCAGTATCGACACTATGCATAAAGTGGCCTCTCCCAAATGTATCATATACTATAAATGAACGTTTGTCAATGACTGAATCTCCGATCCCATCTACAACACTCGAATCATATTCATCTACTCTTACAATAGCAGACTCTAAAATTCTACTATCTACAACGCCAGTATCAATTCCACCTTTCTCAGCAGTAACATCATATGGTTGGCGTAACAATGCGCCTTGATCATATTTGCCATCTTCGATATTTGGATGCTCATCGTTTGGTGCCACGCCGCCATCATATGTTTTATAATTATATCTACTATAGCCGCCGCCCAAGTCAATTCTTAAATTCACATGATGAAGGGCATCTACATCTGCGATAACTGGTTCATTTAAAGGATAAATTCTATCAATGTTTCTAAGTTTAACATGATATGGTTTTGCTTCCATTACATACTCAATTGTATCATCAAAAGTATCATGTTGGTAAATCGCATACTGTCGTAACGGTTTATTCATTAGTTTTAAGTCAATATAACTTGTTTTGAATAACCAGTCTGGATGTTCTTTTTCAGTATAAGTATATGACAACATATCAAAGAATAAATCTTTAATGACATCATTACTTGAATATGAATAAATCATATTAATCAATTCATGTATTTGCACATTAATAACATTAGTATAATACTGCGAAATAGAACCTGAATTTCCAGTCTGTCCTGGTAATACAATATTATTGAAATTTATATTCAATGCGCCGCCAATCTTGTTAACCATAGTAATTTCTTCTGGCGATCCATAACCAAAGTAAACCTCTTCATATTCTGGATTAACTATGCCAAAAGAACGAATACCAGAATTAAACATACTAATCATATCAATATCTCGGGTATTACTTAGATATTCAAATTGAGTTATTTCTTTGTAATCTGGATGTTTGTACCAATCTATTGAATTGAAAATGTAATGGTCTAACTTAATATAATCTGCATAAAAAGGATATTCTGTCTCTAGTAATTTAGTATCCAACATTCCATTAATAATTGATGCAAAATTAGTTCTAGCCTTTGATAAATTTTTATACCAAGAATTAGAGATCGCGCCCACTTGATAAACTCTGACAACATCACCTAATATAACATTGAATGTGTTATTAATTCTTAATTCGGTGCCGTTTAGACTAAAGTTTGTAAGTTCCAAAAACTCATTATTAACTGAAATTGCAAGATCGTCCAACGTTAAGTCAAGTAAGAAATCAATTGAAAGTAATGCTCCATCATTGTCTAAATTAGGATAATCGATTATAATTTGTTTTAAATTTTCAATTTTAGAATCTGCAATACTATTTTTGAAATCTTTCAAGTAACTTTGCATAATAGGTTTGCTAGATTCACGTGATAATAATTCCCAATCAAGGTGTCTATCTTGATTATTTGATTTAACGCTATATTCAGTTACTACATCAATTATACCATCAACATTCCTATTATTATTATTATTATTAATAATAATAGTATTGGTATTAATTGGTAAAAATTTATTTTCTATCTGGCCAGACTCAATTATCATCTTAATTTCATCTGTGCTATATTCTTTTTCATAGCGTGGCAATGTGCCAATTGATGACCAATAATAAAATGTAGTTACTTCTTTATTCTTAACTGGATCCCATTCTTTTTCTTGATTGAACCAAGTAATACCAACAGGAAGTACATTGTTCTTAACCCATTGCTTGATCTCTACTACCGAACCGTCAACAATTTTACCCCAGTTACGCATTGCATACTCAACCGAGATATTGCCATTGGCATCACCATAATCATTGTATCTATAAAAACGTGTGCTAGTAGTATCCCACCAAATTTCACCTAAATGTTCTTCTAACCACAAATCGTTACTTAGATATTCATCATACTTAGCAGGATCATTCCAATCTACATAATCAATATCTTTCATGACTTTGCCAGGTAATTTTAAGTTTAGCGGATCATACAATGTATGAATTATATGTTCTTCTCCATCTGTTACGATAACTCTGTTAACATTGCTAACATCTACTTCATTTGCTTTTCTATTAACAATTTCAATATTACCAATCGCGGTTCTATTCAGTACTGCCCAATCGTTTAGACCGGGATATGAGTCTGCCCATATTTTACTAGCAGTATTTAATCCTAAATCATTATAGAATTCATCAAATGTCGCACCATTATATCCTGGAGTAAATCTAACTGATTTCCATCTCATAACTTTAAAGTTTGCATTACTGGTAACACTGGTATATTCTGTGTAAAACCCTATCTTGTCTAACAAATTTTGAGAAGTGCCAGCAAAAGATAATTGTAATGCCGGACTTGTTATAATGAAACGTCCATCAGATGATATACTTGCTGTTAACGTAGATGATTGTTGATTAATTATATCTCTAAATGTAAGAAGTGATGAATTTGTTAGACCCGAAGTTAAATATTCCCCTTCGGATATTCCTAAATCAGTTAATGGATCACCGAGTGTATTTGTAATTGTTGCTTTAAATTCATCTCCTGATATTAACAATCTATTGTTAAATGATTTTGATGCAACCAAATCAGTTTCAAGTGACAATATAGAATTTATATCATCTATTATGGAATCAAACATACTAGAAGTTATAGTAGTTAAAGTGTACCCCAAACGTAACATAGAGCCAGCAACAACTGATTCTTCTATTGTTAGGCTTTCACCAAGTGATATTACTTTTAATTTGCCGCCCTCAACTTCTGCACTAATATCCGAGATATTTAAATCATTTATCTGTTGTGCAATACTATTAGCAGTAGGATCTAATTCTGATCGGTAGGTCCTACTAGGGAAACCAAATAAATTAAACTCAAATCCACCAAGTTCCATCGTATCCAATAGCGTAGATATAACCAATTTGTTAGAAACAATACTAGCACTGACATCTGCTTGCGAATCTATCTCTGCTGCTAGGTTACCTAATTTTGAATGTGTAGTTGGGGAAGTGGTAATTAATCCCAATTCTATTGCAGTCTGTCCTTGTATTACAAGTGATGGTTCTGATGTAGTTATAACAAGATGATTTGATATGTCTTGCGCTGTAACATTTACAGGAGATGCATTAATAGTATCTACCATATCAGATAATGTTATTGTAGAGCCACTGTGAGTAAATGCTATTGTTTGCCCATTAATTTGTATAGATTTAGTTTGATCAAATGTTGGAGATGTCACTGTTCCAACTATTTCAATATCCTTTATTGTGTAACTTGATGCAGCAGAAGATCCTACTTGTACACTTAGTGTAGAACCAGAACTGATATTATCTGTTACTGATAAAGTTGAGGTTGCTTCGATATCTCCATTATCTATATTCTCAATAGTAATTAAATTACCATTGATAGTGATCTCATCTCCTGACAACGAAGTTACATTATTGGTTGCATGTATGTTATTTCCACTAAATGTTATTAATGTGTTTGTATTTTTTATAATATCATTTTGATCATAAACAACAATAGAAATCTGTTCGCCGGCGTTGATAATTGGGTTTGGTGTTGCATTAGCACCACCAATATTGATACCTGCATTAATGTTTATTCCATCATCAATATAAGTGTAACTAACACCATCAATTACTAAAAATTCACCTTCAATAATCTGTACATTTGAATTCAGACTGATTGCTTCAACGCCAGCATTATCGCTTGTGGGGACAAATATACTATTTTGTGATGATGTATCAATCTCAACTGTTACCGGTTCAAAGTCAGTATCAAATACTAGATACTTATAAACAGTTGTACCGTCTAATATTTCAATGCCATCATCTACAAAATTATAATATCCATTCAATATTGGATCAATTTCATCATTAATTATGCGTAAATATACAGTGTCAGTGGTATCAACTTCTGATGTGACAACAATATACAATTGTGAATCTTGTGTTTCACCAACATATGATATTTCTGTTATCTCACTTAGTTTTCTCACATCCCAATCTCTGAGATTATCAAATTGTACCCAAGCAAGATCACCTTCATAGTAATTCTCACTTACTGTTGTTTCTAAGATTGTTGCATTTCTTACAATATAATTTACATCTTTACTATCTACATATCCAGTAGTTTTTATAGGTGTAGTTCTTTTGGTTGTTTTATATTCAAACAATGTTTGATTATCATATTCTATAGAATATGGATCACTATATACTAATTTTGTATTAATACTTTTACTAACTGATACATTTCTATTCAAGTTTCCATATTCGCCTAATTTTAATGCCCACACATCGTTTGAACGCACTCCATCAAAGTTAGAATTATTATTGACAATATTATTTAAACTATTATATGTTCCTTTATCTGAGATAAAACCTTTGTAAAATTCCAATTGAGATTCACGTTCTATTAAATGATTTGATAGATAAGTTCTGGGTGTAAATCCAATGTGGCTTGCCTTAATAATATTAACATTTGATAAACTTTGGTCTACAATAGTATCTCTGTGGAATTTAGAATCAGCAACCATGGTCTCAAAGTTTGGTATTAATGTATTTTGGTATACAATATACCCATCTGCACTGAGTGTTCCATCCCAGTCACTTGTTCTATTACAATCAATTATCATACGTAGATTTCTATTATGTGAAATTGGATCGTAAATTACATCACCGTAATTGTCAACCCTATCAACTACATAAGCATGTTCAACATCGACAATATCAATTTTCATCCCATAGATTGGGATAGTCGATTCCCACATGATTGCATCGCCATCAGAATAAAATTTTATTGCTGTATTGGGAATTTGTCTACCAACACTATCTAACACTCTGTAGAAATTCTTATTTGTTTCTCTCTGTACACTTGCAACACCATAAGGTGCTGAAAAACGTCCGGATAATAAGATAGGAGTTAATGTGATAAATTCACCAATGTCATGTTTATCTGCACTCCAATCTAGAAATTTAATTAATAAATTTTCGAAATCTACATTTTCGCCCAACTCATTTGAATCAGTGAAACTCCACCCAACTGCATTCAAATAATCTTGGTAACCGATTAGTAATTGTGCAACTTCATCCAATGAATATAATATATTACCATAATTATGTGTGCGAATTTGATCTGGTAATGTTTCTTTATAACCATTTGCAGTTACCTGATTAACTCTAGGCCATGTTACTAAACGTTTCCAGTAATCTGCCAAGTCATCATTAAATGATAGAGAACCGGTGTGATCTGCAAGTGATATATATGCAACCTCATTATGAATTATATAAGAATCTAGTGGATAAAAAGATCCTGATTGCCAGTCATTTATTAATGCTTTGTCGCCTAATGTACTCCATGATTTGGGTGCTGATGTTTTATCCCAATCCATACTGTAAAATTGAGGATTGAATTCATCAAATCCGTTAATTCTGTATCCATATTTTTTAACTTCGGGCTGCGAAACTAAAGTCCAACCATCGTAGTCAAAATTGATTACTGCAGATATTTCGTTATCTGTCGGTGATATAACTTTTCGTTTATAATATCTAGTATCTGATGAATTATACACAATATCACCTTGCCTATAAGATGCTATATCCGATAAAGTGTATATTGGGTGTGATTCATCTAATGAAACTTTTTCTAAAACAATGGCACTAAAACTTTCACTACGATTTGGTTCTCCGGTATGTATAAACAAATCATAATTATCTCTGGGTATTTCAGTATATCTAGAATTAGATAATGCTGAATTCTCACTACTTAACTTAAAGTTATTAACAAAGCCGCCTAATTTTGATCCTAATTTAAATTCATAACCATTTTGTTCGTTTTTAATCGTATCAGTGTTGATGCCTTCTACTTTATGATATATTTTTATAATATTATTCAACTCAGTTGAATATGTATCAATTATTTTAAATGGCTTAGTAAGCATTGATAATAAGAATTCAATAAATGGATATTCACTACTACGTCTCCATGCCATTTCAACTGGTGATCCGTCTCCGAATTCCCAATCTTGATCCATATCTGAGATATCATTAGGTGTTAATTGAGAATTAAAGAATAAATCATTAATATCTCTGAGATTACCAGTTGAGTCAACTGGAATTGGCCATGTTGTTGAATAAGTTGTCTTTAACATATTCCAAAAGTCTGGATCTGAATATCTAAGAGGATTGGTTTCAAATCCATCAGGAATAATACTATAACCAATAGTTACCCATGGTTCTATTAGTGGAGTTTCTGTACCATAAGCATATTTAAAGATTCCTCTCCAATAGCCAGGTGAGGCATCATTACTTGCACGATAATTCCATGTTTTGTAATCATTAAAATCATAATCAGTATTATATAAATTGTCAATGTTGTTTCTTAACATCCACTTCTTAAAGAATGGATACATTGTAAACTTTTTCTCATTCAATGAATATTCAGTATCACTATCTCTGTACATGCCATAAGATATATTTCTAAGAGAAGTAGTTACTGAATTTTTATCTATGCGATTATATACTAATTTTTCAAATAATAATATAATTTCATCAGTTCTGTCGCCCCAGGCAAGCATCCTAGAACCATCATGTCCTACAATCATTACTTGTGGTGTATCAAATTCTTGGTCAACTACATATCCAGGATTATAAACCGCAGCGATACCAAGTTTAGATGCACTCGGCGGAATAAATGTTTCTTGTAATAATTTAAAATATCTAACTTCAATAACATCGCCTTCTGCAATAACACTATCATTAAATGAAATCTCAATACCATTTATTATAGTGACATTAGTTTCTAGTATACCATTAACATAAACTGAAACATTTTTATCATCCACTATTTCAGTAGATATACTATTGGGTATAAATTGTGTAACTGATCCAGGAATAACTGGATCTACATTGCCAGTTATATAATGCGTTGGAAAACTACCAAAATTTATCATACGACTACCAGAGAAGACACTTATATTTTCTCTCTTAATAAGTGCAATTTGTGCAATAGCCTCGTCGAGGATAAGATCATCAGACTTTGTTTCACTTCCTGCGTCTGAAAGTATTTCCTGTATGGTTGTTATTAATTTGTTTTTATAATTATTATATGAAACTGATAGATATTCAACTGCAGCAAACGGATCATAATCATCACGTGTAATTGAGAAATATGCATTTTTGATATCGATTGAATTACGAACCATTACAGAACCATACTTATTATTACGCATCTTATCAGTATTATCGCCGATATTTCGGTAATTGTTTACAGCATTTGGATTTCCTGATAACCCTATTGTTGTTGATAACTGTCGCAACATATGCTCATACATAGTAGAGAATGTAAAGTTTGTGTTATTGTGAAATAAGTTATCCGGATTATATTCAAGTGCAGGATCAATACGTTGCCATGAACCATCGCCGTCAACTACTACATTGTCTTTTGTAGTAAAGTCAACATATACATACCCAGTAACTGGAGTATTGAATATAATACTATTAGAACTGTATACATAATTTCCTATTTGTATGATACCATCCACATATACATCTATTGTCTCTGATGATTTGGGTTCTTGTAGTAGAGATAATTGTGAATGTGTTGCGGTACCATATTCGTGTCTTAGGTTTCTATAATCAAATTCTGATTTGATGTATAGAGTATGATAATTTGAACCCACCTTAAAACTAGCGTCTACTGGCATTTCTATATTAAATGTAAATTCACTCGCATAATCACCGGGTGTTAGTAGTGCACGTATTGACAAGAACTTATCTACAACACTATCTTCATCTTCTACATAATGAAATATCATGTAATCATTTAAATAATTTAATTCGTTGTCATATATTTTAAATGTTGGGACCGACCAAGAAACAGCAGAACTACTCTCTGTGCTTAATTCTAAATTCTTATCAAATTCAATAATAGGCCGCTTTGCTTGTTCCACATAAGATTTACTGTCGTCAGTGATATACATACGGATATCGTCATAATGATACCACGAATTTCTGTCACTCCACCAATTTGTTTTGGTTGTTCTATCTGTATTTTTATCAATTGTTATGTAATGTGTGTCGTTACTATTCCCTAGATTAAATACGAATTGCTCACCATCGTATAGTTCCCAATCAGGCGTGCTATCTTGTGCATTACTTCTGTATTCTATTAAACTTATTAATCCCTCAGATGTATCTGAAAAGCGTAGTGCATAAGGGTTTACGTCAATATTCCATCTATCATATATTGTATCTTTAAGAATAAAAGTTTCATTTTGATTTTGCAGTAATGTTATTCTTAATTCATTTATATTTACATATGTATCACCCAATGTAGGAGATAATGGTCTTTGGTCAGATGCAGTAAATGATGAGGCTCCAGGATCGTCAGAACCAACACGGGCCCATCCTTCAATGCTATCTTTTTTCCAATAAACTAGACTTGACTGTTTGATTACAACAGCATAATCGCCAATTTCTCCAAATGATTCATTTGGCAAATATTCATCCAATAGATATTCAGAATTACTTTTGAGTATATATGGTTTTTGTTTTATCCAACCAGTAACTCCTGCTTGGTATTCTGCAAATTCATATAATGCATATTCACTAGTAAATCCATTGTCTACCCAATAATATAATTCCCAATTAATAAACTTATCGATATCAATTGGTAAGTTAATAGTATATGTATCTGATTTAAATAATCTTCTATGGTCATTGGTTAATGAACCTTTATTATACATAGAATTCAGTAAGTCATCATAAAATATATTGTCTCCGATATCAGTATTTGAAAATACCGGTTCAAACCCATAATTGTCTCGTTGGAAAAGATGTTCTGGAAATGATACATATGCATCTGTTTCACTATAAACGCCTTTTTCTTTTCTACCAATAAAAGCATTAGTCTTTTCTATACTACCCTTAGAAAATGCTCTTTCTAGTGTTGAATCAAAAATTGTTTCTAATTCTTTATTTTGTAGATGCGCTGGTAAGAGATTATAAATTTTATTATTTGCCATTTTTTATTCGCCTAATAATTCTGATGCTACAATACTTGATATAATTTTAACATCTTCAGATGTCGTTATACTCAAGAAAATTTCTGTAGGTTCACTAGTAATACTTAGCAAATTTGTAAACGTGCTAGTTCCGTATTTTGGTGTAATTACAACTGAAGAAATATAATTAGGTAACGATGTATGAATATAAGATGCTAATTCTGAGAAGTAGAATGTCTCTCCAAAATCCCAATTATCTATATCAAAGAATGTATTAACTGCATTTGCAACTGCAGTTTTTATTTCACTATCACTATATGATGTTCCTGCTTTTTTAACAACTTTAAATACCGCTTGGTTTTCAGCAGCAGCAAACGAACCAAACAAATATTTAAACTTAACTGGGATATAACTGATATGGTCTGATATACTAGACTTATGTTCAATAGTTTCCATAATATTAGTTAATTCATAGTTATTTGGTGCTACTGGAACAATATCTGAAAAGCCGCCATCTATCCAAGCATTCACTCTTCTAACATAATCAGTTCCCAATATATACATATCAATTATATTACTTGTACTTGGATCAATTCTCTTATCAATATCAGCATAATGGTCCCATCTGAAGGACATGAATTTATCCTCAACATAACTTCTGCCTATAACAATTCTATATTGATTACCAGCATAAATTATTTTGTCTTTTGCAGGAGCATTCACAAGTGAATATTGACTAGTGGGCAATGCTTCCCATCCAGATCCAGAACGTCTTTGCCATTCGCCTTCATTAATATCAAGGTCATTACTCTCTATATAGAACCTGATAATTGCTGTTTCTGGTATTCTATCATTCTGTGATTGATTAGTAGCAACAATTCTATTACTTACACGTTCATAAACAATATTATCAGTATCGGTGTATTGTTCTAATACGATATGAGAGAATTCTACTTCTGATATGTCTCCTAACTCAGGGTTATCTACATTACCCCGGTTAGTTAAAACTTGTAACATACCATGTGGATTACGATCATTGCTTACACTTGTCAATTTAACTTTTGTATAATCAATATAACCTGCAGGTGTAATATATGAATCATATACATATGTTTCTACATCATCATATGCTTCAAGTCTATCAGACCCCATTGGGGCAAGACTACGCTCTACTCTCACTGAGAAATCTGAGAATTGTGCAGTTCCTCCAAGACTTTTAACATTCACATCACTGCCTATACCCGGATCAACCGTCCAAAAAACTATAGTATATTCTCCGTTGTTTTGTGTAATTTCACAATCTTTTTTATCAATTAAATTATTATTAACATCTGTCAATACTATATTATGTTCACTTATATTAGTTGCTGGGAAAACGATTTCACCAAAAGCAAATTGTTTCCAATATACATCATTATCTGGATTATCTAGATCGGTTCCATCATTTGATTCATTTTGTATTGACCAGCCATTTGCACTCATGTTAGTAAAAATAAATTCATAATTTGTTCCGTCATATGTTCTACCGAAGTCAGTTTGTACACCATTATCGCCTGGTAATGCGGTGTCTATTGTTTTGCCAACTGGTAACTCGGATGAGTCTACCCATGCAAAATTATTAGGATATGCAAGATCAAAATATGCATCAGTTACGTTACCTTTAAAACCTTCTAATTCTAATTTAGTATCTGTGTAACTAGTTGTGTATATAATATTTGGTGCAATGTTACCAGTGTGTGAAATTATTGTATTTGCACTTGCATACACATATTCATCGCTATTAATAATAGGGTGAATATCATCATAACTATTTAAAGATAATAAATCACTCAAGTTATCTTTATCATAACTAACTGTATATTCTGGAGATTCACCAATAACAGTATCAGATGTAGGTGCGATAGGAGTTATTGGATACTCGCCGCCCAATGGTGATATAAGTTTATGTCTAGTACTTATTGCATCATATGATGGAGAATTATTAACAAATTCATGTGTTATTACTGCCCCAGTGTTTGCAAAATCTGCATCAAATGTCACTGTATTGTCGCCCGGTTCTACAATGTTACTAACTTTAGCAGTACCAATATTGATTAACTCTTCTGCTGCACCTGTGCCTGCACTTTTTATAGTAGTGTAATATTTTAAAAATAATTTATCACGTTCTGCCAAATTAGTTTCGTTATCTACAACTAATTTATTATTATTATAAAAGAATTTTACTTGCTTTAGACTATCAAATACTATTTTCTTACCTGTAAATCTAGCAATATATTCTGCTTCATTTTCTCTAACACCGGGAACATATGTAAATGTTATAAAGACATCTTCTCCTGCTACCAATGCAGGTTCATTTTCTTCATCGTGTATTTTCCATTCCCAAATAGATGTATTACTTTTGGGAACATACTTCAAAATAAAACTTTGAACTGATAAGTCTTCTATTTTATTAACTTTTATATTCTTTATTTCATCTGCTTCAAATCGTGTTCTATACGCACGTACTATTTTTTCAATACTACCTGTAGTTTCCGGTAGAATATTTTCTATATAATATGCATCTACCGAAGAACCAACAACAGTTGATTCTATACTTCTAACTTTAGTCCATGACAATTCTTCTTCATTTGTACTCTTTGTTAAAATGTGGTCTCCAGGATATAGGAACTCAGTTCCCAATGAATTTGATGTTGTAGTATCAATTATACTAGAGTTTGTGCTTCGAACAGAAAAGTTCAAAGATGGAGATAGTATCGATGATGATGGGTTATACATATTTTCAAAATAATATAAATTCATCAAACTTGGATGTTTCAATACTTCTGTGATTTTATTTCTAATAAAATTATCAATCTGTCCATTTTGCCTATTAAATCTGATATTCATTGATATAATATCATCTTCTAAGAACACACTTCCATCTGTGCCGGTTGCACTTAAATTACTATGATGACCAGTTACATCATCCATTTCAAAAAATCTAGATTTACCAGAAAATGTTGTATTAATTGATTTTACTTTTGTTACAACATTTGATCCAAGAGTAAGTGGGTAGATGTTATAATCCTGTGCATTCACCATTCTATCTTGTGCATAGTATGCTCTTGGTGCTATACGTCTAACACTTTCGAATGTTTCCGCAGCATAATTTTCACTAAAGTCACTTGTAGTTGTCATCGTCAATGTTAAATCATAAGGTCTGTCATCACCGCCAATATATGGGACAGTGATTGCAACTTCTGCTATATCATTTGCATTAACAGTGAAATTTTCATTATCAGTTTGTCTAAACCAAATACGATAATTACCATATGCAGCATTACCAAAAATACCATCAGGGAAGTTTATTGCAATACTATTATCTATATTAGTTGTCACACTCACTAAATCGCCGCTGCCAGTTCTCAAAGAATTATATATTGCAGTTTCTCTACTGTCATTGTCAACTTTTGCTACTGATGATACGTAATTTCTATTACTATCGGTGCGTTGAATCCAAACATCTGTATTTGAAATATCAAGAAAATCAATATTTTGTGTTCTATTAGATAGTTTTAAATCATACGTATAATCACTAAAATTCATTTCGCCTGCTTTTGAATAAACAAAGAAGCCGGTTCTATCACTTGCTGGTCCTAAATTATCGTTACGATTAATAATTGTGAAATTTTTAGAAACCACTGGTTCTGCTTCTCTGATAATTTCATCAAGTATTTCTACCTTGGTAGTTTCAAATTTTCTACTACTACCTGAAATATTTGCAGAAAAAGGATAATTAATACGCTTAGTTAAAGGGTTTTCGTTTATTTCATAGATATTATTTTCTACGTTCAGAACATTTAAAGACGCCACTGGATCTTGTACTTTAGAATTTTTAGCAAAAGATGAATCTAATATCGCTATAAAGTTTTCATACCAATCAGCATTATTTGCATCATTCCAATTGACTGTAGTATTTGCTAATGAGTTACCTTCATTATCTGCGACATCTTGATTAGTAGTTACACTAGTGATTTTCATATAACCACGTGCATTGATGGGACGAGTTTTAATATATCCCAAATTCTTTGCCATTCTAAGAATTGATTCTCTACGTTCAGCAGTATCTAAGAAATTTTCACGTGTATTCATATCCAATCTAAAGGATAAAGAATGACCAAGGTATGCAACCAAATCTAAGATTGCGATAAATTCAGAACTTGAAATGAAATCATTAAATTTATCAGGGTATGTTTGTTGAACGTAAGCAAGTAATGCTTCACGTATTGTATCAAAATCATATGCTTTAAGACTAATGTTAGTGTATGCAGTATATACTGCGCTCCAACTTTCACTAGCGAATAAGTTATCAACTCTTTCTTGGCTCATGTTATTCTCTTTCTAAATTTATTGTTAGTTCAACTACTTCACCAGTTGGAATAATAGAAACTGATAATTTTATGTTTATACTATGGTCTTCGTCTGTTATATTGAGAGTATTAATAGAAACTCTGGGATCATCATCTATAATAGAATTTATATCAATGCCAATTATTTCTTTTACGTCATCAGTTAATGGCTCAAAAATTAAATCATGAATTATACTACCATAGTTTGGCATCATCACACGCTCACCTTTACGTGTCATTAAATTATTCATTAAATCTTCAATAACTAAATCTTTACCATAAAGATTATGATTTATTGCCTTTTTATTTTTTGTACTAAATCCTGTAAAAATAGTTTTTGCCACCATGTTGTCTCTCAATTTTAAATATTTTATTAAGAGTATTTATCATCGTATAAACTACGTATATTTGAAAAAAGTACTTGACAATACATAATTTTTACTATACTATGAATATATTAGGAGTATTATCAATGACTGATAAAGATAAAATAATACCACTTGATCTTTTTAAAAAAAGTAAAAATCGTGAGGTACCATTAATGCAAACAATCACCACAGAACAAATGTTCCGATTGGAAATAAATGAACTTCAGAAAAATTTATATGCAGCCTATGATCGAATTACAGAACTAAACGAAGAAATACGAAAACTTAAATCTACAAAAAACAAGGAATAATTAATGCCTAATCTAGTACCAATGGTCGTAGACCAATCTGCTAACGGTGAACGAAGTTATGATATCTTCTCACGACTTTTGAAGGAACGTGTATTGTTCCTAACTGGAGAAGTCAATGATTATCAGGCAGATTTGTTGTGTGCACAATTTCTATTCTTAGAAAGTGAGAACCCAGACAAAGATATTCATTTTTATATTAACTCACCGGGAGGAGTAGTTACTTCTGGTATGGCAATATATGATACAATGCAATTTATTAAACCTGACGTTAGTACAACAGTAATGGGACAAGCATGTTCTATGGGATCATTATTGGCAGCCGCCGGTGCTGCTGGAAAGAGATATATTTTACCAAATGCAAGACATATGATTCATCAACCCAGTGGTGGTGCCGGTGGGCAGGCAACTGATATGGAAATTCAGGTTAAAGAAATTCTAAAAATGAAGCGTTCATTGACAGAAATTTACGTTAAACACAATAGTGCTGGTAAAACATTAGATGAAATGTTAGCAGCCATGGAGCGTGATAATTTTATGGATGCACAAGAGTCACTTGCATATGGTTTAGTAGACCAAGTTATAGATCAAAGGCCTACTTTTAACTAAAGCCAGGCACATAACTAAAAATTTTAGCAGTCTCAATTCTTAAAGCGGCGAGTCGTTCATCGACTTTGCCGTTTTTTCTTTTAATATTACTTTGTATTTCATCTGTTATATCAAACCATTTTTGATTATTAATTAAATTAATAATATTATGATTAGGTATTTTATCAATTCCTTCATAATAAAAATAATGAAGTAATGCATCAAATTGTGGTTGCCCTAAGGGTTGCGTCACAAATCTTTCTAATACATTGCCTATAGAACGCAATTGTTTTTCTAAAATTATTTGTGCTGCGCGTTTTGTTATTTTTTGACTTTTAATACTAATTCTATTAGATGCAGCAGTAATATAACCGTATCTAAACTCTACATCTGGAATCTGATAGTTATAACCTATAATTCCATTTTTTATTTCAAGAGTGGGAATAACATCATTAATAATAGCATTTTTGGACAAATTAGAAAATATAAGTTGATTTACTGGAAATGTAGTCACACGTGTATATGATAGTATATACGTGGGATTTCCATTTGTTGGATCATAACCAGTCCCTAGATAAGTTCCATATGGAGTTATAGTATGTAATGGTAATTGAATAAAATTTAAAAGTGAACCTTTTTTCTTATCATATATCATTTATGCTCTCCAATTACTTTCATCTCTTGCTGCAATTAACCAACTAGAAGCAGACCCAACCGAATGTGTTGACCCCCATACACCAGAATCAGATTTATATGTTGCAATATCCACATGTACACCAACATCATCCATATAACCTGGACCTACACCCACCGCGTTTGCGTTATTATCAAAACATGCTTTAGCAAATTTCTTTATTATTGGTATATCAGAACTTTTACTAGAACTTAGTTTACTACCTGAGGTGGGACCACTGTATAACCAAACATCAGCAGCATAGCCGTTATCATGGCGTGTAGAACCTGTACGTCTTGCGCCAGGACCCGCCGGGTCTTGTCCACCAGAGAATATTACTACGTTGACACCAGCATTTTGTGCTGCTGATTCTAAGATAGAAAATAACTGACTTTGAATAGGTTTGTTTCGTGTTCTACCAGAAAATCCAGAAACATATGTTACCAACCCATTTCCGCTACCAACCTGTTCTGCAATTTCTTGATCATTTACTTTTTGTTGGTCTGGATCGACGGTGCTATCATTTGTAGCAACACTATTAGAATCTTCGAAAGTTGCTGGTATTTTACCGCCATTAACAGTATCACTTTCTTCTGAACTTGAACTAGTATTTGCGGGTGCTGGTTTTTTTCTAATCATAGGTTCATGTGATACCATAGTAGATAAAATACTTTCTTCTATTTTTGTAGATTCTAAATTTTGAATGTCACTGTGCGATACTGTATTAATTCCAGGCGATAACGCTGCTTGCGGACCATTCAAATGCAATAACCCACCAGTAGATACATACATATTACTTCCTACTTTAGTATGATTACTGCCACCACTGTCAAAAAACTGTGAACCTTCACTTTTCAGATGTATCTGATCTCCGCTATTTAATTGAAAATCATCTCCTGATTTAATGTTTATTTTATCCGCTGCTTCAATATTAATATTTTGGTCAGCACGTAAATTAAAATCTTTTTCCGTTCTCATGCTAAGTGAACCCTGTGCATATATCATAACTTCGCCGCCGGAACCAATTTCTACCCATCCTGAACCCGTACTATTAATCATATAAATTAAATCATTTGTTCCATCTAATATAACACTGGCGCCTGATCCTGTTTGTAATCTGATTTGATTTGGATGAACAAAACCGTCATCATCTACACTACCGTCATCCATTGTAAGAACTGTTGAACCAGGTGTTTTTAAACCATATACTGAATTAGGTTTAGGATTTTTATAACTTGCATTTCTAATTGGCGATGCTGTAGTTTGTCCTCGTACACCATCAGCATATATTCCCTGTGTAGCAGTGTTGATATTTCTTGGATGATTGTCAGAAATTTGATCTCTACTACTTGAACTTCTGATATTATTAGACGCATTACGTTGATTTCTACCAGTAACAACTTCATCTTCTGGATTTTCACCGTCATCAATAACTTTTATAATTCCATCTTTACCATCTAATTTAGAAGTTAGTCCACTATCCTTAACATCAGTGGCAACTTGCATTGGTTCTACCCCTACGTCAATTGATGATGTATCAGCACCGTGTAACTTTGATAATTCAGTATGATTTATTTTTGCACTAGGTTGATCTTTGAATGCACCTTCACCTTGCCCTGTGCCATCTACTTTTGCCAATCCAGATGCCCCGCCTGCCGCAATATCAGGAACTTCTTGTACTACTGAGAACCAATATCCCTCGCTTAATTCGCCATTATCAGCAAAGAATACAAGTATCGTAATACCACCAGATGGCGGGACCGCATGAAAACCATAACTACCCTGGGAATTAGAACCCGCGAACGGAGAAGCATATTGAAAATATAAAGGACTGTCTGGGTTGCCTCCCAATTTGGGAACATATGCCGCTATTCTACCTCTACCTTCAGGATCAACTAATGGCGATCCATCACGTTTATTACTAACAGTTATAGCATGATATATACCACTTTGTATATTTTTTAAGGCAGGGTTAAGATTTGATAGTTTATCTTTTTTTAAGGCACCGGCTAAATTATTTAAATTCTCATCTTTTAACATTTTTTATTCCTCATCGCCTTCAATAATTATAAATGGGTCTATGGCGATTTTAATTCTCGTGGCTTTGGTTTCTTCTGACATTTCTTCTTCACTTAAATTGTTCAGTAGGTCAACTAATGGATACTTATCAGCAACTAGTTGTTTTATATTGTTTAAATCAGTCCTAGTCATAAAAGTAAATCTAGGGTCATCTTCGCTTACAGTTTCACCTTCTGAAAATACCCCACTATTAAAACCATATTCTTCAAGTAATGCAGGATCAGGTCGTACACTTACTCCCCAACCATCAATTATTGTACCATCAGGTTGTATTATTTTAATTTGCACCTCCTCTACCCGACCGGTCAATTTGCCAAGTGTTAGGTGTGCATCTTCAAACTGAGCAATATGTGCATCTGTTGGAACAAATGTATCGTCCATGGAATTAATAATAGTATTAATAGGCAGAGTATAACCTTCACTGGGACTAGTAGGCAACGTTGAATCTAAAATCACACTAGTTGTACCATCAGCATTAACCCTAACCTCTTTGGCACCAGGTTGGACTGAATCAATAGATAAATCTGCTACATTATCTTTTGCTTGATCTTTTTCTTCCTGTTTTATTTCTGCTTGTTTTTCATTCCAACTCCATTCACTGTCACCGCCTGCTAATATGTCATTGTATATTCTGATAGATTTATCTAACTCATCATTAATTTTAAGTAGTTTAGACTCATTGCGAATGGGATCCAATTGTGCGGCTTCATCAATCGCATCATACGCATCACTCAAATTTTCGTAATGACGTTTTTCATCAGCAGATAAATTATTATAACTTCCGCCCGCTTGTGCTATCATTTGTGTCTGTGCATCTTCAATTCTTGCTTGCATAATTGCCTCTCTGGGTGTTTTTAAAGGAGTTGCTGCTATCGTTGCGATAGTTGGTGCATCATATGGAAGTGTTTTAACAGTATAAGGATTATCAATAGAATTCAATAATTCTGCTTGGTCTTGTGGTAGACTATCTATATATTTTCTTACCGTTATTCCATTCCTAGTTTCCAGCGCATCTTTATAACCACTTACTACTTCACTAGGCAAGTCTAATGATTCTAATTGTTCTAAATTAGTATCGACTTGTATAGTTCCAGGATCAGAATATGTTTCAGTTGACTCTAATGGAAGTGAACCATCTAACATCATGTTAGAATTTGACAATTTAATGCCTGTAGGAGGAGTAGTATTTGCAATGCTAGTATCTACAACTGGGGTCATATATTCTGGTACATCCAATGCTATCTCATCGACACTACTAGTATTTAAATTATTAATATTTGTAATCTCTGTCATAACTTCAAGTACTGCTGCTGCATCAACCCCTGTAGGATTAGTAACTGTTTCACCATCATACACCTGTGTATTTAACATTGCTATTAATTCTGGTGATACTATTTCTCCATCATCAGTTAACTCTTGTAAAATTAAACTTGCCTCTTCGGGTGTACCAAAGGTATCTAGCATCAATGATTTTACATTTGCAACAGCGGTTGTTGCACTGGTAGAACCAAAGTTACTGGCCATTTGTGCTTCATTCATTAATGATGTCAGCCTAGATGCTTGGTCAGCAGATGGCAAAGAAGATTCAGATATAGTAGTAGCAAGTGTAGATAACGCGCCCGACATTCTGTTAAAACTATTTTCAGCTACAATCCTAGGATCTAAGGAGCCACCTCTGCCAACTTCAGCAACGCCGCTATCAGATAGCGGTGATGTTAAACCATTTCCAGTTATATCATTTCCACCTGGGCCGGACGGATCACCAAATACACTAGGATCACTTCCTCTGCCGCCACCTATGCGATTGACACCGCCTCCAAACTCCCCACCTGGACCAAAATCAAATAGATTGTTATTTGCGCGACTATTAATATTATCACCTTCACCATCTACCATACCAGTCGCAAAAGTGGTCGATTTAAAGTTTGATGGGATAGGTTGTCGAATACATTCTAAGGTTTGTGTAAATTGTCCTCCACTAAATTTACTATGTATCTTTTTAACCATATATAAAAATATATCCAAATTATCAATTTTTATATTATCAAATTCATCTACACCATCTGCTTTGTTAACAACTAGCATAAGAAAATTAGTTCCATTAACATTTGAAAGATGCCCTTTATTATCATCTAAACTATTCTTTGTGCCGAATTTCTCTTGTTTTGTTTCCTCTGATACATAATACTCTACCCAAAATGGATCACCTTTAATTGTCATGCTTAGACGCTGCATACTTAAATCAGCATCAAGAGATTCATAAAATTTACTTCTAGCCAAATCTACATTTGATCTATCAGTAGAACTAAATGAAGCAACACTAGTACCGTTTCTAAAGTGTGATAAAACATCACGTTCAAATGTAATACTATTAAGTGAAATTGCATCCATCATTGATGAAAATTCAGTATCAGATAATTTATTAATATCTGCTAATAAATTAGAACCCAATTCCTCAGCAAGAGATATATTATTTAATGGTTTTAATAAATTAGAACGAATACTTTTATTAAACTCGTTTTGTTTTTTTAGATGTTTTTCATTTATTAAAATTCCTAGTCTTTCTTTTGTAGTATTTTCCAGTTCTACAATACTTTTATTAGTATTACTAATACTTGATTTAGTGTTAGAAATTATAGTATTAGCGTTTTCAATAGCACTTTTTGCTAAGCCGATTGATCTAAGATCATCAGCTTGATTTGCTTTTTGAACTTCATTAAACAATTCCGGATTAAGTCTTTGTAATTCAGCCATGCTAGAGTAACTATCACCAATGTCCTGATATCGCTGCATAACATCTTGTGCCCCGTCCGGCGACCTAACCGTATTAAATTCTCTATCAATCATTGATTGTCGAGTACGCTGAAATAACTTATCTTGTCTGATTTTTAAATCTGCATTTTTTTGTTCTAAATCAGTGCTTTGTTTTTTTAATTTATTATTAAGTTTATTTGTTAATCCAGTTAATTCACGGTATTTAGAAAACTGTTCTGCAGTTAATAATTTACTCAAGTCAGTGTTACCTTTTAAGAACCTATTCCATGATAATTCATCACCTGGTGCTCCATAGCTTTTTATAAGTTGCCGATCCAAAGAAATAGTTAAGTCTAATATCTGGTCGTTTAGTCCAGTATACTCATAATAATATAACTTTCTGCATCTTCCCTTATCAAATACTTCACTTAGTAATTTACGTGTCTCAGAAATTTTTATACTTTGGTCAACTACATCCTGTATTATTATTTCACGATGCATAGTTATAAAATAAGTTACATCGTATGCTGTTTTGTTCGTAACCATATTATGTTCTTTTATTACAACTTCTGGAATTATTCGGACTGCATATGAAAAGCCTGGACTTTTAACTAGAAGTGCGTTTTTAACATCAGATGATTGAATACAGATATCATAGATTAAATGAGCAATACTAATACCAGCAGTTGTTTGTCCAATCTGTTCTGCAATATTAAACCCATTTGCTCTACGTGCAATATCATTATTTGCTGCACTTTTATTTGCTAAGGTATTATTTACTTTAGATTCTGCGAATCTTTCTTTGAAATCTGTACTAAAAACAAAATTAAAACTATCTACATAATTAGATTCCGATTCTGCATTATAACTTGTTCCTTTAAAAGAAGATTTGTTTAACTCTGTAATAAAAGAATCAAGAGTTTCATTCAGTGTAGGCTTAATGGCAAATGTCATGTCATGTTTTGTTGTATTGATAGTATGAGTTGCTGCAAGATAATTAACTGCTGTTCCTGTCAAACTAGTAGTAGTACCTGTTGAACTCGTGGTGGTAGAAATTTCATTTAGACTAGTTAATAAAAATGGCACAACTTTAACCAATGGTAAACTGGTAGAGTTTTTAGGATTATCTATATCATATCCTTTATACGTGATTTTAATAAAATAAACCGCAGTTGCAATACTTGGATATCCCATAAGATTTGCACAAGTTTGAAGAGTATCATTGAGATCGGTATTTCCAATTTGAACTATATCAAAAGAAAGATGATTATCAACCCCCACCATTTTGGCAACTGATCCAGAACCTGTACCTAGATTTTCTAAAGTTAAATTTTCTATATTAAATTCTGTTGATGTTGCAGTTTTTGCTATAGTGATTGAATCCACGTCATCCCCTGGCCATCCACCTTTTATAACAGTTTCAAACGTACTTAATCTATATCTATTAAACTCGTTAGCATCATTTTTAGGGACCATAAATAATTCTATGTTATATGAATAATTTTCATAATTATCAAGTTCATTATCCCAGAAGATATTATTTTTTTCAGCAGCATTTATAATTTCTTGTAGTGTTGAAAAATTACTTGCACTAAAGAATGCATTATCTTTATTTAACTGTGGTCTTTCACTATCTGTTGTATCCGTATTAACCAAATCAGCAAGTTCATTTAACCGTGGGGCTGATTCTCGTTCCCTGCCAGGTGGAATTTGTCTTGATGTTTGTGTCGTATTTGGTGTAGTAGCAGGTATTTTTGCTGCGGGTTCTACTGTTGTGGATGCTAGTAGTATACCTTTTTCAACATGAGATTTAAAATATTCAGTTGCGTCATTGCCGCCTTCTTTTTGAATCATTGCGCTTACTAGTTTTTTAGTAATATCAGTATCTATTTTTAAATCTATTGATTTATCAGGGTCAATTCCCATTCTCTTAGAAACAAAATCTATATAAGCACCAGTATCATTTTCTCCGTATGGTGCCCATCGTGATATTATTTCTCTCACATTAGATAAATTATGTCTATCTTGGTATGTATATAAAGTTTTAACCATCGCTCTAACTCCCATCGAAGGAGTAGCAAAAGTTACAAATTCGTTATCAATTCCTTCAATAGTACCATCCCAATCGTTGCTACCAATTCTAATATTACCAGGATTGTTGTTTCTTATATTTCTAGCAACATCTGCCATTTTTTAGCCCATTCTATCTATATTATTTTTGCTAGGTATTCTTATTGTCTTGCCGGCAATAAAATCATTGATTGGATCTTGTATAGAATCTGGGTTACGCTGTGCGAATACCCACCAATATTTAGATGTACCATATTCCTCATAACTCAACAGATCAGGTCTATTATTCAATCTTTGTGGAATTGTATATTCCATATCCATTGGATCTTTAATTATAAATCTAGGTTTTTGTATATCTAAAAATTTATTAAATAATATTGGAGTGTTTCTCCATGGTGATTTGTTATCATACATAACCTTTGCCTCTCAAATTTCCTCTAAGATATTCCTGTAATGTAAAATTCTCTCTTATATTCTTAGGAGAATATGTAGCCATTAATGAAAATACAAAGACCCCACTGACTGGTAATCTAATTTTTTCATCTGGTGTGCCACTAGAATTTTGTGTACTAAGTTTTCCTTCTGCAGTCATAACGCCATCTTCTACCGGTCTACGTTCATTTCTTCTTAATATCTCATGAACTTCGCCTCGACGATTTAAAATCGTCGAGTCTCGACGATTTCCTCCCGCTTGCGGTGGTACAGTATTTTTATTATCTATTTCTATATAAGATACATCAGCATCCAAGTTATATGTAAAATCAGTTAACACAACAGGAACATTTTGAAATACACCATGTGCATTAAATCTCAATACTGGGGGAGGCAAGCCACGTTGATTATCCATCTTACCAAATCTCATTTTCATCGAACCTCTAAAAAAGTCCAATGCTCTTAAAATATGATATGCCTGGGCCTCATTCTCAATCAATATAGGTGCAGTTACAGAAAATGTTGCATTTGCTGCAGATTCGAAGAATGCTTGTTGAAAATTTGAGTGAGTTGTAGTAGCCTGTGTATAATTTGTATTAATCATATTACTAATGGTTGGGGTATACGGAAAGTTAAACTTTCGTATTCCACTAAATAGCAATCGATCACTTGGATCAATGATATTAACAGGCTGATGATCGTTGTATGGATTGTACGCCATAACTGTTTCTCCTATATTACATCAGTATTTATCACAATATAAACTACGTATATTTGGAATATATTAAATAGGTTGACAAATAAATAAAAAGAATGTATAATAATATTAACTTATTAGGAGACTACAAAAATGGCCAGACGGCAAAACTACTTAAATAACAGAGATATGCTAAAGCAGATTCATATTTCTAAATCAAATTTTTCATGGTTTGAAGATCATGACCTATACAATCAATTTGATGTAATCATTGATAATGTTTCTGGCGAACTTGATATAAAAACAGAACTAAATTCATTAATAGAAGTAGCGAGGAATACAAGGGCAGCACGTATTCAAAAAGCAGCATGGGATTTGAACACAGATAAAAAGAAAAAACAAATTGATTTTTCTGTAGATGCATCTTCATTTAATGAAGAAGAATTGGTATTTCGTGTTATGACATTTGAACATATTCCGGATGAACCAGGAAGAAAACTAAATCCCAAAACAGTAGCAGATCACAAAGTTAAATTAAACTTTCCACCGTACAAGCATTATATTCTTAGAAATGGCGAAGTTGCCGAAGTAGGCATATCTCATCACAATAAAGATAAAGAATTTGACTTGACATCTGGTAAAATTACTGCTACATTAGCAAATATGTATATTAAACTGGTAGAACGTTATTCACAGCGTGGCAACTGGCGTGGTTACACATATATTGATGAAATGAGAGGACAAGCCTTACTACAGTTGACACAGATTGGTCTACAGTTTAATGAAGCAAAATCAGATAATCCATTTGCTTACTACACTGCAGCAGTTAATAATTCATTTACACGTGTTCTTAATATTGAGAAGAAAAATCAAGGCATTAGAGATGATCTCTTAGAGAAGTCAGGTCAGGCTCCTAGTTGGACAAGACAACTTGAACATGAAATGAAATCTCAAGAACGGTGGAAGAAGATTATTAGAACTAATATTACAGACGAACAAATACCAACAGAAACTATTAAAGAGATTTACGCAGACGATGAATGATAATTTATTCAAAAAATTAGCATACTTTACAGATATACATTTTGGAATGCGTAATAACGCACAACAACATAATAAAGATTGTAGTGATTTTGTTGATTGGTTTATTGAACAAGCACGTGAAAAGGGATGCGAAACATGCATCTTCGGTGGCGATTGGCACCATAATCGTGCTAGTTTGAACATATCAACAATGAAATATTCAATTGAAAGTTTGAGAAAACTGAATGATGCATTCGATAATATATACTTCATTAAAGGCAACCATGATTTGTTTTATCGTGAGAGCCGAGAAGTTAGTAGCGTGGAGTTTGCTAAAGAATTTGAAAATATTACAGTTATAGATGATACTACAGTGATAGGAGATGTTGCTCTTGTAAGTTGGCTAGTAGGCGATGAATGGAAGAAAGTACCAAAGATAAAATCCAAGTATATGTTTGGTCACTTTGAACTTCCCACATTTAAATTAAATGCTATGGTAGAAATGCCTGACCACGGTGGCTTAAAACGAGAAATGTTTGCTCACCAAGATTATGTGTTCACAGGACATTTCCACCAACGTCAAATAAAAGATAAAATAATTTATACTGGTAATGCATTCCCGCATAACTTTTCGGATGCATGGGACGATGAACGTGGTTGGATGTTCCTAGAATGGGACAATGAACCTGAATTTTTTACATGGAAAGATGCCCCTAAATATAAGACAATAAAACTTTCAAGATTATTAGATGATCCTGACAAATATTTACTACCTAAGTCAACAATTAAAGTTTCACTTGATATTGATATTTCTTATGAAGAAGCTAATTTTATCAAAGATACATTTATTGAAACATATTCATTGCGTGATATAACACTAGTACCCGTTAAATCAAGTGAACACGAAGAAGATACATCAGCAGAAATTCATTTTGAAACTATAGATCAGATTGTTCTATCACAATTAACATCATTAGATGGTAGTTATGATACTAATGTGTTAATAGAGATTTATAATGGATTATAAAAAAATTTTAATAACAGGTAATAAAGACTATGGACTTTGTAAAGAAATATGTTATATTTTTGATGATATGGATAATATTGATTATACTAATGTTTCTAGGTCAAATGGCTGGGAATTAACAAATAAGTCAAATCAGGACAATCTCGCTGATTTTTTTATTTCAGAAGGTTTCAATGTATTCATAAACAATTCTGCAATGTGGAAATTTCAACAGACATTGTTAGCCGAAACAATGTATAGTCGTATAGTTGAGGCAGATATCGCTGCACATTTCATACATATTGGAAGCACTGCTGATACTGGTGTAAAGGGCAGAACATGGAGATACCCAACTGAAAAAAAAGCATTGAAAAACTATAACAGAGATTTATCTTATATGGCAATAGGAGGTTCTAATGTCAAGACAACATTGCTATCTCCTGGAAGTCTGACTACTCCAAATGTGATTAAAAAACATCCGGATAGAAAACTTATTGATACAAGGTATATCGCAGAAATTATTTTATGGTTGCTTTCTCAACCGGAATATGTTAATATAAACGAGATCAGTCTAGATCCAATTCAAACAGGAACATTTGCAAGAGAGAGGTAGATTACTTTTGCTAAAGATAAAAAATATTACTATTCGTAATTTTATGAGTGTAGGCAATGTCACACAAGCGATTGACTTAGAAAGAGATTCATTATCACTGGTTTTAGGTAATAACCTAGACTTGGGAGGAGATGGGTCACGGAATGGAACTGGCAAGACCACACTTATTAATGCACTATCATATGGTTTGTATGGCAATGCTTTAACTAATATTAAAAAGAATAACCTTATTAATAAAACTAATGGTAAAGGCATGTTAGTTACTGTTGATTTTGAATTTAACAGTAGTGAGTATCGCATTGAACGTGGGCGTTCACCAAATGTATTCAGACTGAAACGTGACAATGTTGAAATCAACAATATTGAGGATGAAGCACAAGGTGAGATGCGACAAACTCAAGTTGAAGTTGATTCAATTATTGGTATTTCACATTCAATGTTTAAACATATTGTTGCTCTAAATACATACACTGAACCATTTCTTAGTATGAGAGCGGGTGATCAGCGTGATATTATTGAGGAACTACTAGGCATTACTGAACTATCTCGTAAGGCGGAATGCTTACGCGATGATATCAAATTAACCAAAGAACGGATTAAAGACGAAGAATATCGTCTTAAATCCATTGAAGATGCCAATGGACGTATTTTAAAATCCATTAAAGATATTGAACGTAGACAACGTGTATGGTCACAGAAGCATTTTACAGATATCGAAGACCTAGAAACAGGCCTAGATGCGTTATCACATATAGACATTGATGAAGAGATTAAAAACCATATACTGATTTTGGAGTACAATGAAAAGAAGACTCGTTTAGATGATGCAGTTCGTTGGATAAATAATCTCAACATAGACGATGCGAAACAAGAAAAAGTTATTGCAAAACTAAAAAACGAAATCAAATTATTAAAAGAACATACTTGCTATGCATGTGGACAAGAAATGCATGATGATAAACAAGAAAGTATTCTTGCTGCAAAAGAAGAACAAAAGCAGGAAGCAACCAGTAATCTACTTGAAAATAATAAACAGTTGGTAGAACATGAAACTATTGTCACAGAAATTGGCGAACTTGGTACTAAGCCTGTAGTTTTTTATAAAACCGTAAATGATGCATACGAACATCAAAACTCAGTTAGATTACTAGAAGAACAAATTGAACAGAAAAAACTGACTGAAGATCCATACGAAGATCAAATCAATGAAATGAGAGATAGTGCACTTGAAGAATTGGACTATACTAATATGAACACATTGATTTCATATCGTGAACATCAAGAGTTTCTTATGAAATTATTAACAAACAAAGATAGTTTTATTCGGAAGAAGATTATAGATCAGAATTTAAGTTTTTTAAATACAAGACTACAAACATATTTGGACAAGTTAGGACTTCCTCACGAAGTACGATTCCAAAGTGATTTATCTGTAGAAATTACAGAATTGGGCAGAGATTTAGATTTTGATAATTTATCAAGAGGAGAACGTAATAGACTTATTCTAGGTTTATCATGGGCATTCCGTGATATATTCGAATCACTGTATAGCACAATCAATGTATTATTCATTGATGAACTTATTGACAGTGGAATGGACACCAATGGTGTTGAAGCATCACTCGCAGTACTAAAGAAAATGGTAAGAGATAGTGGACGTTCACTATTTCTAGTATCACATAGAGATGAACTTGTAGGCAGAGTTAGTGATGTATTGAATGTAGTTAAAGAAAACGGGTTCACTACATTTGCACAAGAAACAGAAACACTAGAACCCAGTGTTTAAATAGATACCGTCATATAGGAGAAAACAATGACAAACCATGATCAAATTTTAGAGCAAATTGAAGTATATGTTAAGGAACATGCAGCATTCGAAGAAAAGGGTGTTAAAGCGGCGGCGGCACGTGCTAGAAAAGCACTTGGTGAAATTGGTAAACTAACCAAATCTCGCCGAGCTGAAATTCAAGAAAAGAAAAATAATATGTAGAAATAGGTTGACATAATAATAAGTATATGCTATACTTAACTCATACATAAAAAGATAGATTGTTACCCTCTTAACTCTCATTACAACTACTTTTTATTGTATTCTCTATATTATAGAGACATAAACCCAGCATTCAATGAATGCTGGGTTTTCTATTGACAATTTTTACATATTGTGTTATGATAAATATAGTTTATAATAGGAGAATTTTAATGAGCATTACCCGCCAGACTACTGAAAAGACAACAAAAGCCCGCAATGATGCAGAAATGGCAGTAAAAGAGTTTTTGAAAAAGGGTGGAAAAATAGAATCTATTCCTGAAGGGTTGGGCACTGATGCAGCAGATATGAAATATAAATTTAGAAATCCTCCAAAAAGAAAAGTTCCAAAAGAAGACTAATGGAATTCATACTTAAATCAATAATTGGTGGTATTATTATCGCCAGTGTAGTCACTGTTGCTCAACGTGGAAATCCTACGTTGGGCGCTTTGATTCTAGGTATACCATTAACTAGTGTAGTTAGTATACTCTTTATGTACTATTCTGGAGTTGATATTGCTGTATTCTCACAATTAGCAAAAGAGACAATTATATTTGTCTTAGTGAGTTTAGTATTCTTTCCGTTGTTTGTACTTTTGGTTAAAAATATTGCATTCTTACCTGCGCTATCTATAAGCTTATTTTTAACTATGACTTGTTTATATATTTTAAAGATTTATCTAGAAAGTTAATAAAAAGAATTTTTGTCAAATCCATTGACACACGCATCTTTAATCTTATCTGTATTCTTTTGCCAAAATGGATCCCACGCAGCAAAAATCCATTTACCATGCTTTGCACTTTCATATATCGTATAATTGGTTGTTGTAAATCCTGCTTGATACATGTATTCTGGATAGCACACGAATTGACCTTTACGTGTAATTTTAATGAACATGATATTAACATCGTTATCTTCGGAAACGTCAAGACATTGGTCAATCCATTCTTCTAAGATCGGTATATGTTTATCCATAAAAAAGTGGTGAAATGTAAAGTCTGCGTAATTTTTACACTCACAATTGAAGTACTTCCAATTATCAGGTGGAATAATATCTCCTTTAAAACTACGAACTTGGCCTTCGCTTAAATGTTGTGCACGGTGGAAGTTACTTCCACCTATGTATGCACCGCTATTAGGAACACGTACAAAGCTATCACCATATTTCTCACTTAGAAATTTAGCTACATCACGTTCATAACTACTTCCTTTTGTTTTACTTTTGCTAGCCATATCTGTCCATTTCTATATAATCATTACTATCTATTTAACTATAGTAATTATGTAGTTATCTTTAAGGGTCTAAAGACCCAATACTTTCATTAATTTCTTTCGTTTCACTCATTCAATTAATTCAGTATTTGTTTTTTAAATTAATAATATTATTACATGGTATTATATATTATAATATAGTCAATCTTATATATTCTGTCCTGAAGAGTATCCACAATTGCCCTGTTGCCAGGACAATTGATAAAAAACTATAAACAGGTTGTATCCTGTCCTATGTTTCGTACCTAATGTATGTGAACTAGCTGCCAGATACAGCGAGGTCGGTTGGCGATTCCCTCGTCATTCACTATTGCGTCTTACGACCCAACGGCACCCTTATGATATCTATACATTAAAAAACATCACAGAGCCGATAGTGCTATAGTAGCCTATCATCGGTTATATTATTAAGCTGGTCAACCACACGCCTTTAGAGATGCGGCTGTTGTAATTAGAATACTTGTATATGTGGTTTACGAGAAGATTGCAGGAATTCATCCCCACTAGTCTGACGGCGACAGATTATTTCAACTGGCAGTCTCAATCCCGAATCGGGTATCCGATCAACAGGCCCACTATGTTATACGTTATATTAGTCATATTATTGGCCTATGTTAGAAATATATTAGTTTTGTATTTTATTTATATATTAGTTTTATATTAGATGTTAAAGTATTGGCATTCCTGCTTGTTTACTAAGTTCGAAATTGCCCTCAACGATTGATGTAATATGAGATATATGATTCGCTTCCATATCATATAATTCTGATATACTTACTCCTCCTCTCATATACCATGTTAACTTTAACATATCCTTATGAAACTTGTCAAGCTCTTTTTCATATTTTTCTGATTTTTGTTGTATTTCTTGCTGACTTGCTGATACTAGCCAGCTTCTAAAAAATTTATAGGATTAATCTCCAGATAAACTTCATCTACACTATCGCAACTTCCACACTTGAATTGCATTTTGTTTATGTTTTCGGGTTTTACAGCAATTTTTTCAATTGCTTTATTCAATTCTTGTACTACGTTTGTCGGTACATTTTGTAGAAACTCGGATATCATCATAGTATCTGTTACTATAGCATCAGGTGATTCGATTCTACTAATGGCATTTGCAAGCATATCAACATTGAATGTTGCAATTTTTTTAAAACTGGTATAAAATTTACTTGCGATATCCATGTCTGGAGTATCATCATCTACTTTTTGTAAATTTTGTACGATTTTTTTCTGTTCTAAATCTATTAGAGCCATACGTGTTACATTTTCTAATGTTGGTGGTCTAATATGAATATTAACATCTTCGAAAAGAATTGGATCTATATAGTCTACACTAGGAAAACGATTGAGTATTTCATTAACATCTATTTTGTATTCTGCGATTTCTTTGCAGTTTTCACAAGTATGTTCATGTGTCAGATCATTTCCGTATGTAGCATATTGAATTGCCAAGAATAATGCTTCTATATCAATATTACATAATTGCATAGGATCGCCAACAGTCGGCACACAACTTTCGATAACACTTTTAATTGCTTCTCCATTAAGTAACGCTTCTGGATTTCTTAGTGAAATTTCATCAATAGCAGACATTGCACTAACTCCTACTTCATCAAGCAATGTTGTTTTTAATTCTGGATTGAATTTTCCACCAGTTGGCAATGTGACATATATTTTTGGTTTTCTAAAATATTTAATTAATGGATTTTCTTGATTCATTGTATTTCCTTTGCTGATGATAAATACATTTGATAAGTTATTTATTATAATAGTATTTAACACTATTATTATATGCTAATATAACTAAAAAAGAGAGAAAGTTTATGGCAGAAGACGTATTTATTTCAGGTTTGGGTCCAGGTGTACCACAATGGAGCAATGAAGCAACACAGCGTCAGGTGCTAAATGCGCTAAATTCTGGATTTAGCAGTAATACTGATATCAATCGGCAGATAATGCAAGCATTATCTAGTTTATCAAGAGATGAAGCTGGATCAGCAGCCAAACTTTCTGAGCTATTGAATGGAATCAAAAATACTGAAACTACAATAAAAAAAGGTAATGCAACTGATGCAGTTAATGCTAACACAAATAAAAAACAAACTGGATTTCTTAAATCACTAACTAATATATTAAGTGACACAAATAGAACTGCTAAAAGACAATTAGATATTACTAAGCGTATAGCAGATTATGAAAAGCAAGGACTGACAACTTCCGAAGCAAATTTACGTGCTAACATTGAATCTTCTGCAAACGATATGGGTTCTTTGTGGGGCGATGTTAAAACAGTGCTCGCCGGTGTTGCGGCGGCTGTGGGCGTTGTTTCAACTGCAAATACCAAAACAATTGCAGGCGCCACAAATAGGTTTAATCTAGCACAAGAAATGAGACAATCGGGTTTACTCGCAGGCATGGATTCCGCAGGAGCGGGTTTATTAGGATTATCAAAAACTATATCACGTTCTAATTTTACTTTTGGCGAAGCAGCAGATTTCACAAGACAATTTTCTCAAGCAGTCGGTATTACTGGGGTTAAGGCATCGATGCAGTTTGCTAATACTTTGGCAAAATCAGGCGAAGGCAATTCTGACATGATGCAACGCTTTGGTATGGAGTTTAGTGAGGTTGCTGAAATTGCAGGAACATATATGGAATCTGTGCGGTCAATTGGACAATTAGATAAATTATCAGATAACCAAATGCGCATGGGCATGGATAATTTTATGGACACTGTGGTTTCCACTTCAAATGTTATGAAAATAAATCTGCAAGATGCTGCTAATATGATTTCTGAAACGTTAAAACAAGACCAATTTGCATCGCAACTGGCACTAATGGAACCTGCAATGCGAAAAAACGTAGAAGCAATGGTTGGACGTTTTGGTGGTGAGGGGACTATATTAGGTTCAGGTATTGCAACTGCTATGGCTGCGGGTAGTACACAGGACTTTTTACAGACAGATGTTGCGCAGCAGTTACAAGGTGATGTAATTGGTCAAAAACTTTTACCCCTTATAACACAAATGGCAGAGACTGCTAGAACACAAGGACCAGACGCTGCAAATGCATTATATGCAAACATGGGACCACAATTTGAGTCGATAATACAATTTGCAAGAGAAAATAAAGCATTGGTAAATTTAGATGAAGGCATGGCACGCGCTCTCATTACGCAATTAGCAACAATGGGACAGACAATTGCGGACGCTGACAAAGGTACAGTAGAAACATCGACCGAAGATAAAGCAATAGTTTCCTTGATTGAAGCACAAAGATTTGCTAAAATTGCCTCAGAGGCAACTGAGACACTAGTGTTGAGTGCCGCTGATTTAGGTACAACATTAAATCAGTTCGTAGAATCATCATTGATATTAACACGTGAAACTGCAACGTTAGCTGCAGCGACATCTTCATTTACTGGCGGTGTTCGAAAATTCGAATTAAGTCTTGGTACAATAGCGAATATGACACTGGCTGGAGGAGCTCAAGCCGCTCAAATGCAGGTTCCCGCGATTGCAGGCGTAGCCCTTGAAGAAGGCCAGGACGTGGCTGCTTCGTTCCAACTACAACATCAAACCAGAGAGAACGGCGGTATGGGTGTTTCCGCTACAGAGACACGTAAACTGGAACAATTAGAAGCGGTACAGAGAGTAATTGAACTAGCGGATCATGATCTTACAGCGGCGATAGCAGTAATGCAAGACCAAATACTGAAGGCAGAAGATAAGCATAAAATGGCAGCGGCGATGAAAGAAGCTTTGACCGACAAGATGAAAGATGATTATTTACTTCTACCTAAATGGTTTAATAGTGATGAAACAAAACAACATAACGCAGGAATTGATTCATTAGTACAAAGTATCAAAGACCTAGTGAATCGATTGAACTAATAAAAACGTAATAAATTAATATTATATTGACAAATGTTAAATAATATGTTAGTATAAGACTTATAGGAATTAAAGATGGCAACTTGGAAAAAATATTTTAAAACGTATGATGGTTTACCGCAGCGGTCACCGAGTACAAACACTGATAATGGAAGTGAAGCGTCTAATAAACGTTATAGTAGTTGGTTACCTGAAGTTTATCAAGGGCAGCCCAATCGTGTTCAGCGGTATGGCCAATATGATCAAATGGATTTAGATAGTGAAGTAAATGCAGCACTTGATATTATTGCTGAGTTTTCTACATTAAAAGATGAACAGAATAAAATTCCGTTTGAAATAAACTACAATGAAGAACCTACCGAAAGTGAAAGCGATATTATTAGTCGTACACTTAAACAATGGGTTAGCCTTAACAAATTAAACAAACGTATATTTCGCATTTTTAGAAATGCTATAAAATATGGCGACCAAATGTTTGTCAGAGACCCAGAAACATATCAATTATACTGGGTTGATCCTGCAAAAGTTGATAAAGTAATTGTCAATGAAGGTAAGGGCAAGAAAGTAGAAGCATACTATATTAAAGATATGGATATTAACATTGAAAGTATGAATGTTACTGCGGACCAAAGTAAACTAACAAATCATGGTGTGGGCTCAATGGGCGCACCATCATTAAATGGCAATACAATGCAGGGTTATAGTAGTGGCGCTGGTGCACGACATGCGAATGAGCAAAAATCTACTCCTGTTGATGCTAATCATGTTATTCATATTTCACTGAGTGAAGGGGTTGATGGTTTTTGGCCTTTCGGTAATTCAATACTAGAGCCAATTTTTAAAGTATATAAACAAAAAGAGTTACTAGAAGATGCTATATTAATATATCGTGTACAACGTGCGCCGGAACGCCGTGTATTCTATATTGATGTTGGTTCAATGCCAACACATAAAGCCCGCGCACATTTAGAACGTATTAAAGGTGAAATACATCAAAGACGTATTCCATCTAAGACTGGCGGCGGGCAAAATATTACTGATAGTGCATATAATCCTTTGTCAATAATGGAAGATTATTTCTTTGCACAAACTGCGGAAGGCCGTGGATCCAAAGTTGAAACTCTTCCTGGTGGAGAAAACTTAGGACAGATTGATGATTTGAAATATTTCAATGATAAGTTAATGCGTGGATTGCGTGTACCTACATCATATCTTGGTCAAGGCGGGGATAGTGGAATTTACAATGATGGCCGTGTTGGTACTGCAATGATTGAAGAATTTAGATTTACTAAGTTCTGTGAGCGTATACAATCATTACTTATTGACGATTTTGATAGAGAATTTAAAATGTTTCTAAAGCATCGTGGTGTTCAAGTAGAAAGTTCATTATTCAATATAAAATTCAATGAACCACAAAACTTCGGTAAATTCCGTCAGTCTGAAGTTGACGCAGTTGCAATGAATGTATTTTCTAGTATTGAAGGTGCTGATTACATCAGTAAGAGATTTGCACTTGAGCGTTTCTTGGGATTATCCAAAGATGAAATCTTAGAAAATGAGCGTATGTGGCGTGAAGAGAATGATATTAGTTCTAATAATGAAGAAAACTTTGGTATGAAAGATATTGGCTCAGCGCCATCAGATTCAGATTTCACAGGAAATGATTTTGATTTTGATGAAACTGATAAAGATGATACAGAAGATAGTTCAGTTATAGATGGCTCAGAAAATGCAGAAACGGATGAGGAAGTATAAATACTAATATGAGATATTCAGAATTAAAAGAAAATTATGATCCCGCCGAAGATAAGTCGGTAGTTGCAAGTTTAGACGATACCAGAAAGGTTCGTTTGACTTTACGCCATTTATCTAAACTTAGAAAAATTAGAGATTATCGTAATTATGAAAAAAGTTTAAAGAGTGAACAACTAAAAACACAATATGGCGGTTCAGCAGATTCATCTACTGCAGAGATGTAAAATATATTTAATATTTTAATTATATTGTATGTTTTAACTATACGAAGTGAACTAAATATCTCTACGACAAAAAAAACGGCTAAAAATAGCCGTTTTTTTGCTATTTCCTAAACAATTAAAAATTTACTTATAAATACTTTTGAAACAAGAGTGTTTCTACAACCTTGCCACTATTATTTTGGCGTGGCTTTAACTTAGATAAGGAGACATAATATGTCAAGAAGCAAACTAGAACAAGTACTAGAACTTCTTATCAACGAAGAACGTGCAGCAGCAGAAGAGCTACTACATGATTTCATCGTAGAGAACGCTCGTCAAATCCACGAGGAACTTTTGAACGAAAGTGATGAAGTTGTAGAAGAAGACCTTGAGGATCTAGATGAGTCAGAAGAAGAAGAACTAGAAGAAGGTGAACTTTCACTAGAAGCAGACAGTGATACAGAAGAATTAGAATCAGATGCAGAAGAAATCGAATCAGAAGAATTTTATGATGAAGATGAGATGGAAGATGATGAAGCATTAGATGACCTAGAAATGGGCGACAATGAAGGTGATTCAGACGACGATGTAGAAACCCGCGTAGATGATTTAGAAACAGCACTAGCAGACCTAGAAGCAGAATTTGAAAAAATTATGGCAGGTGATGACTCAGATGAAGATGATGACATGGACATGGAAGATGATTCAGATGAAGACATGGACGAATCATTCGAACTAGAACTAGAAGAATCAGACGATGAAGACTTAGAAGAGTCAGTAGACGATGAAGAGTTGAACGAATATGTTACACCGGTATCAGCATCAGAAGGTGATGATGGCGATAACGTAGCATCAACAGTCAATGCAAACGCAAAGCGTCCAGGCGATGATTCAAGTGCAGCACCAGTAAAAACAAATGATGGCAACACATCAGGCGGCACAGGTGAAGCAGCAAAAGATATGAATACAGGCAACGTTAATGTGTCAGGTAATAAATCTGCACCGGCAATGAAACCTGCAAAGTAATCCACAGAGATCAGGAGAAATACAATGACAATACTTATTGAAACACTATCTCATAATCAAGCGGGCGTGCAATCACGCATCGTTGAGAATGAAAATGGTGAAAAGAGTATGTTCATGGAAGGTATTTTCGTCCAAGGCGGCGTTAAAAATGCTAACCAACGTGTTTATCCAGTTTCTGAAATCTCAAGAGCAGTGGAAAGTGTTCAGAAGAAAATTTCTGAAGGCTTTCCAGTTCTTGGAGAATGTGATCACCCACCAGAGTTAACAGTAAATGTTGACCGTGTATCTCATATGATTGAGAACATGTGGATGGATGGTCCCAACGGCTATGGCAAATTGAAAATTGTTCCTACACCCATGGGTAACATCATTAGAACATTAATCGAATCAGGCGCCACATTAGGTGTCTCATCAAGAGGTTCTGGTGAAGTTGATAACAGTGGAAATGTGAAAAACTTCGAAATTGTCACAGTAGATATCGTAGCGCAACCAAGTGCACCTGAGGCGTACCCAAAGGCGATCTACGAGGGATTGATGAACATGAAAGGCGGTTACCAAGCATGGAAACTCGCACAACATGCACACAGTGATAAGGCTGCGCAACAGCACTTATCAGAACAAATAGTTAAATTCATTCGTGAATTGAAACTTTAACAGGAGAAGCAACAATGGCAAACGAAATCCTTGCTAACCTTCTAGAGTCTGGCGCATTATCCGAAGAGGCTGGTGCCGCTATTACAGAGGCTATGGAAGCAAAACTAAATGAAGCAAGAGAGGAAATTACAGCCGAGTTGCGTGAAGAGTTCGCTCAAAAATTCGAACATGATAAAGGTGTTATCGTTGAAGCTATGGATAATATGTTGGAAACAGCAATCCGTGCTGAGATGGAAGAATTTAAAACTGACCGCGAATCTCTAATCGCAGAACGAGTTGCGTATAAGAAAGCAATTTCTGAACACGCTAAAATCCTTGAAAAATTCATTACTTCTCAACTTGCAACCGAAGTCAAAGAACTACGTGATGACCGTACAAAAGTAGCAGAAAATTTAGATAAAACTAAAGAGTTTGTTACAAAACAACTTGCACGTGAATTAGCAGAGTTCCATAACGACAAGCGTGAATTAGTAGAAACTAAAGTACGCATGGTAGCAGAAGGCAAAGAACTTCTTTTGAAAACAAAAGAATCATTTGTTAAACGTTCAGCAGAGTTAGTAGAAAGTACAATTTCTAATGCTCTACGTTCAGAATTAACAGCATTAAAAGAAGACATCACTGCAGCCAAAGAAAACGAATTTGGTCGTAAGTTGTTTGAAGCATTTGCTGGCGAATTCATGTCATCACAATTGAATGAGGGCACTGAAGTAGCAAAAATGAACGGCAAACTAAACGAATCTGCGCAAAAAGTTGCAGAACTAGAAGAAATGATTGCTGATAAAGAAGCAGCTATTACTGAAGCATCACGTAAGCAGCGTATAATGGAAGATCGTATGTCTCGTAAGACTGAGATGGATTCTCTATTATCACCATTAGCAGGCGAGAAACGCAGAGTAATGTCTGACCTATTAGAATCAGTAAAAACTTCAAAACTAAAAACTGCTTTTAAGAAATATCTACCAGCAGTTTTAAATGAAAATGTTACTGCGCAAGCAGAAACAACAACCCTAACTGAAAGCAAAGTTACAGAACATACTGGTGACCGTGGAGTATCTGTTGATACACGACAGACATCAAGTGACGATGCTAATATTGTTGTGCTAAAGAAATTAGCAGGACTATAAACACTTATTACAGGAGATAAAAAGATGGAAAATCTTTTTGAAGGTAACAACTGGGACACAACACGTGAAGCACTTCTAGAAGGTCTAGAAGGAACAAAGCGTGACGTTATGTCATCAGTTCTAGAAAATACAAAAGTTGCTCTTAACGAGTCAGCAACAGCAGGCGCAACACAGTCAGGTAACATTGCGACACTAAACAAAGTGATCCTACCAGTTATCCGTCGCGTTATGCCAACAGTTATTGCAAACGAAATCATCGGCGTTCAGCCAATGACAGGCCCAGTAGGTCAAATCCACACGCTACGTGTTCGTTATTCAGACACAGCAGCAGGCGTAACAGCAGGCGCGGAAGCACTATCACCATTTGATATTGCAAAGAACTACTCAGGTGACGCAAACGGCGCACCAGCAGCAACAGCATCAATGGAAGGCACAGCGGGCAACCGTATGTCAATCCAAGTCCTAAAGCAGACAGTAGAAGCAAAAACACGCAAACTATCAGCACGTTGGACATTCGAAGCGGCACAAGACGCAAATGCAATGCACGGTCTAGACATCGAAGCAGAAATCATGGCAGCACTTGCTATGGAAATCACTGCTGAAATCGACCAAGAAGTTCTAGGTTCACTAGAAAATCTAGCGACACAAGGCGCATCATTTGACATGTCACAGACATTCACTGGTACACCAACATTCGTAGGTGACAAGCATGCAGTTCTAGCAACGCTAATCAACCAGCAGGCTAACCTAGTAGCACAGCGCACTCGTCGCGGTGCAGCAAACTGGGCAGTTGTTTCACCGTCAGCACTAACAGTGCTACAGTCAGCAACTACATCAGCATTTGCACGTACAACAGAAGGCACATTCGAAGCACCAACAAATACAAAATTCGTTGGTACTCTAAATGGCACAATGCGTATCTATGTAAACACATATGCAGCAGACGATGCACCAGTACTTCTAGGCTACAAAGGTCAAGGCGAAATCGATGCAGCAGCATTCTATTGCCCATATGTACCTCTAATGTCATCAGGCGTTGTTGTTGATCCAGCATCATTCGAGCCAGTAGTATCATTCATGACACGCTACGGTTACGTTGAGCTAACAAACACAGCATCATCACTAGGCAACGCAGCAGATTATGTTTCAAAAATCGCTGTATCAAACCTAGCATTCGTATAAGTTTTACTTAAACGATTAAAATAATTAGACCCGGGAGTTCGCTTCCGGGTTTTGTTGTGGTTCGGATCCTATAATATATTCTATAACTGATAAATACAATTATATAAAACATTGTATTGGGAAGTAAAGATGGCAGAACAAATTAAATTTGGTGATAGACTGTTTTTGAGCGGCGAAAGAGTTATTGTACAAGAAGATGCACAAATCAATAGAGATTTAAAAGTTAATAGAGATGTAGTAATTCAAGGTAACCTAGATGTTAACGGAACAGTAACTACGATTGACACAACTGACTTATTCATAGCAGACCCTATTGTGGGTATGAATTATGACCATACTGGTGTCCCAACAGAAGATGTGGGATTTGAAATATTTCGAGGCAATGGAGATAATGTATTTTATGTTTGGGATGAAACATTAGATAGTTGGAGTACCCGAGGTACTGATTTAGTTGTCCGAAATTTTCATGCAACTGGTGATACTCTTATCAATGGCACATTACATGTTGATGGGCAATCTACATTATCAAGTGTTAATGTTGAAGATTTAACAAATAATAGAATTGTTATAGTGGGCACAAATGGTGAATTAGAAGATGATGCCAATTTTACATTTGACGCAACAACATTTAATATAGGACAAGGCAACTTTACTGTTGATGTCGATTCTGCTGATACGCATATAATTGGTACATTAGATGTTGATAGTCAGAGCACATTTGCAAGTGCTAATGTAGAAGATTTAACAAATAATAGAATTACGATAGCAGGTATTGATGGCGAATTAGAAGACGATGCCAACTTTACTATGGATGGTATAACATTTGATATAGGCCAAGGTAACTTTACAGTTGATGTCGCAGCAGGAGACATGTATACGTCTGGTAACTTTAATGTCGATGGACAAACAACTATGGTAAGTGCTAATGTTAAAGATTTAACAAATAATAGAATTATTATAGCAGGTATCGATGGCGAATTAGAAGACGATGCCAACTTTACTATGGATGGATCAGCATTCGATATAGGTCAAGGCAACTTCACAGTTGATGTATCAACTGGGAATACACAGATAAAAGGAACATTAGATGTAGATGACCAGTCAACATTAGCAAGCGTCAATGTTGAAGATTTAACAGATAATAGAATTACTATAGCAGGTATTTCTGGAGAGTTAGAAGACGATGCTAATTTTACTATGGACGGCGTCACATTCGATATAGGTCAAGGCAACTTCACAGTTGATGTATCAACTGGAGATACACAGATAAAAGGAACATTGAATGTTGACAGCCAATCCACATTAGCAAGTGTTAATGTTGAAGATTTAACAAATAATAGAATTGTTATAGTAGGTATTGCCGGCGAATTAGAAGACGATGCCAACTTTACTATGGATGGATCAGCATTTGATATAGGTCAAGGCAACTTCACAGTTGATGTATCAACTGGGGATACACAGATAAAAGGAACATTGAATGTTGACAGCCAATCCACATTAGCAAGTGTTAATGTTGAAGATTTAACAAATAATAGAATTGTTATAGTAGGTGCAACTGGTGAATTAGAAGATGATGCTAATTTTACATTTGATGGATCAGCATTTGATATAGGTCAAGGCAACTTTAATGTTGAAGTTACTTCCGGCGTTACCTCGATAGCAGGATATACTGATTTCGAAAATACCTCAGCAATAAAACTTCCAGTGGGAACCACTGTACAACGTCCTGGTGAGTCAGGAAGTAACGTGACAGTAACGGCAGGGCAAATAAGATTTAATGAATCCGATACAATATTTGAAGGTTATGATGGAATAGCATGGGGATCACTTGGAGGAGTTAAAGATGTAGATCAAGATACATATATTACTCCAGAAACTGCACCTGGTGCCGACAACGATGAGTTAGATTTTTATACTACCGGCACACACCGTATGCAATTGGGTTCAACTGGCGACTTTAAATACGGCGCTGGATTAAATAAATTAACGGTTGATTATTCTACTGGCAATACTAATATTGCAGGTGACGTAAATATTTCCGGCTCAACTGTTATATCTGGTGATTTAACAGTTTCTGGAACTACTACCACTATTAACACAGAGGAAATTCTACTTGCTGATAATATTATTACATTGAATAGTAATTATACTGGTTCCACGCCAACTGAAAATGCAGGAATTGAAGTTAATAGAGGTTCGTTGTTCAATTCACAGATTAGATGGAATGAAACTACGGATATATGGGAATTCACAAACGATGGCAATGTTTATAGACCAATACCACATACAACAGATGATTTAAATGAAGGTACCAATAATCTTTATTTCACAACTGCACGTGCTAGACAATCTATTGCGATAGGAACGGACAGTGACGAACTGTCATATGATAATACTACTGGGCTACTAACGTTTAACAGAAAAACGGTGATATTATCAGATAATGCTCCCACTGTAAATGTACGCGACGGTGATATTTGGTATGATACGTTAACAGAAGATAGAGCATATGTATATTCCACAACTATTGGAGCATGGATAGATTTATCTCCTGTAGCACCTTCGATGGATCTACAAATGGTAACTGATGTAGGTTCAGTAACAACAAATTCAATGTCTATTGGTGGCGATTTAGGTGTAGGTATAGAAACGCCTGCAAAGAAGTTGCATGTTGATGGTGAAATTGCTGCAACAGGTGATATAACTGCATTCTATTCTGATGAAAGATTAAAAGATTTTGAAGGTAAAATAGATAATGCATTAGACAAAATAGATAAAATTAATGGATATTACTATAAAGGAAATGATGTAGCGGCTGAATTTGGATATAACACAGATGAAAGACAAGTAGGTGTTAGTGCACAGGAAGTAGAAGAAATCCTACCAGAAGTGGTTAAAACTGCTCCGATTAGTTTAGATGGTGAAACTGACTATAAAACAGTACAATATGAAAAACTAGTTCCATTATTAATAGAGGCTATCAAAGAGTTAAAAGATGAAGTGGAAAAACTGAAAGGTAATTAATTATGCCAATACAGAATAGTGGAAAAATTTCAGTAGCAGATATTGTAGCAGAATTTAGTAGTCGATTGCCAGCTGATATTGCGGATTTGAATAACGTAACTTTAACTGATTTAATAAATGTTATGGGAGACATGATAGGCAAGTCTGCAGGTGATCCAATAGCACTATCAAATTTTTACGGACTTTCAAATTACAGAATATTATTAGCAGATAACACATTTGAAGTAATAACGACATATTCTACGATTATACCAGTTGCCTCTATTTTAGCAGGAAGCGTAGATGAATGGAGTGGAAACCTTGATGCATTGACATTGATATCAGTGCAGTCTCCTATTAACGGAACAGTTGTATTGAATGGATCTAATGTAGAATTCACATCTACCAGCGGAACATTAGGTAGCAATGCTGCCAGTTTTTCATATACTGTTCGTAATAGTTCTAATATAAACGAGACTGGAACAGTTAGTATGACAGTTCTTGCAATACCTCCAATCATTGCAATACCTGATACGTTAAGTGTGCGCCAAGGTGAAACATTACTAACATCAGCATCTAATTTATCTAATAATGATATCGATGGACAGGGACGTACATTAACTGTTACTGCAGTTAGTAATCCAGTTGGCGGTACAGTATCACTATCTTCAGGAACAATAGAATTTAATTCCACTGGACTGTCAGGTCAGCCTGCTAGTTTTGATTATATTGTGACTAATGGAACAGAAACAGCAAATGGAAAAGCATATATAAATATTACTCCACTTCCTGAAAAGCCATCTTTAATGTTTTGGGATGCCGACGAAGCATTAGCAGCAACCCAAGTTATAAGTCCCCCTTCACAAGCAGATGTTTTCAATTCATGGGACAGATTTGACGGATCTGGATATTATCCAGGTGGAACACCACCGGGCGGGCAAGCAGCAGATTGGACATTACAACAGAATCCAACAAGAATTGTTCAGCCTACAAATACTTCGTACGGCGGCGGATTTGTATCTCCTGAAAAATATAATGATTATGTATTTTCCGCAAATGTCAGATCAGATGCAGCCGGTGATAATGATACCATTGGTTTGATTGCAGCATTTACCAGAGAAGGTTCAATAAATAAAACATTAGTCGCTGCAAGAACTAAAGGCGGACAGAACCCTAGTAATCATTGGGGGGTTTTCTATACTGAAAATGGACCATGGGATCCAACCTGGATGATAGCAGAAAGTAATATGACTGCCGGTTCAACTTCCGGCTCATGGTCTCCAGACTATACTAGAATTAAAGTAATTAGACAGGGTAATATTATTACATTTTATACCACAAATTGGAACGATGTTGACAACTTTCAAATTTCTTCTGAAATAGTTGTAGATTTATCAAGTGATCCTAGACTTGCATCATTTATGGGAGAATCTCCTTATGGTTATTATAGTCACTCACAGGGAGGTTCAACATATTTTGATGTAGAATTTAATGGCGGTCTAGACGGAGAAACTATTTTAGATGCAGAAACTCCTTCAGTATATTTATGGAATGGGGCAGGCTGGGATTTATCCACTGGTCCAGATGCGGTAACTATACAAGATGCCATTGGATATATAAGAAAAGTTGATAATCCTGAAAACGGTGGTAGATTTATCGTTAAAGAAACTACTGTACAGTATCTAGGATTACTTACTAACATGACAAACTTAGATAGTAGTAAAATTTTGAATGAAACACAAAATATAGTAATCAATACATCTACAAGTTCAGTGGGCGCAGGTAATAATGTAAGAATT